TTCCTGCCCTTTCTGAAGCTTGATGTAATCAAAAGATGCTGGCTTGAGACACCCAAGAATCTTGATTTTGCCACGCCACGGCCCATGCCTTCCAACGACTTCGACAAGCACGCCAACATATTCGCCATTGGCGCCAGTCCAAGCGCATACTGGTGTGACTCCGTCAGCGAGTTGTAAACCTTCTGCTCTATTCACTTACCCTCTCCTTTCTACTTGCCCGCAAACATCGCTCCAGCTTTCCGAGCCAAAATCAACTTTTGTGCCTCTATCCACTTGCCAAGTTTTGAATCATGACCAAAGAGAATCCAAACAACAGCTTCCAGTCCGATGGCATCACGCAAAGCAGCCAGCGGGCTGTTCTCGGAAGTTTTGAGAGTCTCATTGAACATCTTCAGCGCCCATCTCAAACTTGCCAGAATTGTTGAATTGCTTTGTAGCTCCTCTTTCAATAACTCCGGCATCTCTCCTGGCAGTAACTTGATTGAAATGTTGTGCTCCTCAGCTATTGTTTCAGCTGTTGCTTGGTTTGCTGCGGTGGCAATGATGGTGTCTCCTGCCATTGGCTCACTGCCTTTAACCACAACCAATGCCTCTTCTTCTTTCTCGCTGAACTGTATTAGCCAGTCCCACTCGCTATTGAGTGCATTTTGTTTCATCCATCTCTCCTTTCGTCAATCGTCAATAGCTTTGTAAGTTAAAATCTTTGTAAACAGACTCAACTATCAAACATTCCTGTATTGTTCTTACGCCACTCACGTGGACGTGATACTTTTTCTGCCACACTTTCCAGGAAGAACAACTAACATCCCTCCCATAAATTATATTCTTGAATCTATCGGACACGCCCAAGCAGAACTTCGCAGCAGCTTCAGATGAATCGAACACAAAATCCTTACGGTATGCCTGAGCTTCCCAATCTTTGGGAATCTTCTCTCCCATCTCCCCTCTCCTTTCGACAACTGTTTGCCCTCACTACTTAAACATCTTATCAGTCTTTTTCTTCCTTCTAACTTAACTTCTTAATACTCTTACTCATTAATATACTCCATATACTTATAAGTATATGTCGTCTCTACTGAGACACAAAACTAACCTGACAGGCAACATCACTAACTTTGTCTTGTATCTCTTTTACAAATTCGGAAATTTTGAAACCAACTGCCTGGCTCACCGCAGATAACAACGGCACAATCGGTCTGTGCTTGACTCTTTTCTTTCTCAACTCGGCATGTCGCAGCAATATCAGCAACTGACCTGATGGGTTGATAAGCTCTCGGAGAACAAGTCTTGCTCGCATCGAGAGCATAACTTGGAGATGTTGGATTGCCAGCTCATAGAATAAGTCTGACATCTCGTGAGACTCCTCTTTGTAGAAAGCTATCTCTGACCCGATGTAAGCAATTCTTGGTCTCAACTTCTTCCAATGGTTCCATATCATCTGAGCAGCATAGCCCTTTCGACTTCCTACGATTGAGTTGATTAGCTCCCTCTTTTTCAAGAGCAACAAGTGCGCTTCTTGCGCAAAATCCTGCCATTGGTCACATGCTCCTACAGTTGAGACAAACCACTTGGCCATCGAGTTAATTTCATCGTGTTCAAATAGCATCGCTTTTACCCTCTCTTTGCCATTTGGGTCAAATGCACAGCACGGAAATATTGAATTGAGTTTTGGAATCCCAACTGCTCAAGTCTACCCAAAGTTGCCAGGGCAAGAGAATGAATCGCAACTGCCTCAGAAGAGCACGGCCCAGCAAAGACGTTCAGTTCAACGCAACGCGCATAGACCTTCTCGCCAATTCCGTTGGGGTAGCCTTCCCAACTCTCCCATGTCAACTCGCCGTTGATGAGCTTCCCTCTTTTGACCCCAGCCTCAATTTCTTCCCTCTCCTTCACTCCCTCTCCTTTCATCAGCTAATTACCACCCGCATGATTGGTATTTTTTCGTGGGCTCCTGCACAGCTGATTCGCCAATAGGTGTTCCTATACAGCCCCCACCTGAATGATGGCCTTAGAACCAAGATTCTGGCCAAATTTCCAGTGTTTCGCGCCTGATTAGCCCAAGGCTGAAATGGGCTCTCCGGGCCTTCTTCCCGGCTTTTCTCCCTCAACTGTGTTCTTACCCCAGCTGTCGAATTGTCTGGCCTTCTCGCCAATTCTCACCACTCCTTAACCAACTTACTGGCCTAACTCTTTCAGTGTTTCTTCGACCACGCCAGCCTTCTCCTTGAAAGCCGCATCGACCTCTTTTGCTCTTCGCACTCTTGGCTTTCTTCTGACCCTTGGAGTCCTTATAACTTCCCTCTCTCTTGCTCTTGACTTTCTGATGGCTATCCTTCTTCTTGGCTTTCTCTTCACGCCATCTTCCGATATAATGCCAAAATTCGGTGAGCCTTTTATTGTCTCTCCTGTCTTGAAATCTGTGTAGAGAGTAAACCTGCCCTTGAGCAGAATTTCCTGAACGCAATGCTTGCAAAGCCCTGCTTCTTTACACGTCTTTGTTTTCTTTGCTGTGGGCCTTCCGCAATTCGTACATCTGAGATTGTAGCCTCTCTCCCTATCAGGAGTCCATGCCTGACCTATCATCTGCCCTCTCCTTTCTTACTCGCCTTCATAATCCTCAAGGAATTCTCCAACTTCGTTGGATAGATTCTTACAGCCATCCATCAAATCATCTGAAGCACCTTCTGCTTCTGAGAGTTGGTCTTCAATATAGAATCTCATTGAATTTGTGCCGCATGGACTATCGTGCTCCTCAAGCCATTCAGGAATTTCGTCTTTGGCATACTCGCTCAATTCGGAAATCTTGTCGTGGAGATTGTCAGCTGCGACATAGATTTCGTTGAGCTTTGCCACGAGCGCTTGCGCTTCACTCAACTGCTCAGCAGTTGGTTCATCACCTTCTCCCTCAGCAGCAGGTTGAACTTCTCCTGCTCCTTCTTCTCCTTCCGGCTTTGCCTTCTCTCCTGCGGCTGATGATGCTCCTTCTCCTTCTCGCTCAGTCTCTTCTGCCTTCTCGCTTTCTCTTCCCACGTCATTGCCCTCTCCTTTCTCCGGTTCATGGCCAAACGCCCCAAGCACAACAAGATGCCCCAGCAACGAATGAGCAGCAACCCATTCGCCAAGCTGCGTAATGAACACCTCATTCTCTTCCATCTCTGGATACTCTGCCCAATTCTCTCCGAATTTTGCGAGTATGTCAGCCAACTCTTTTATTGCCTTCTTTGAATCCTCTTTCAACTCAGCCATTCCGTCTCTCCCTTCTGGCTCAAGATTCTATTGAACTGAAACATACTCGGAACACAGCTTCAAAACGGCATCATATGATTCCTGCTCAAAGGCTTGCTTCTGAAACTCTTCAGCTTCTTTCTGCAATCCAGCCCTTTTGAGCGTCGCTGAGACTCTCCCGATAACATTGAAAACATTCCCGTCCTGTCCAACCAGAACACAAACTGGCCTCTCCTTCTTAGCCATTGCCGTCTCTCCCTTCTTTCTACTCAAGCCAAATCTCGTCAACTACATCTCCATCTGGCAGAACAATTCTTATTTTCTTGCCCTGCTTCACGCCCTCTCGGATAGTTGCCCAAGTTCCTGACCTTATCTCCTTTCTGGGTTGGCTGCCCTTGGGTGTGGCAACGAGTGTGTCACAAGCAGTCACAATGTCCTTGTTGCGCTCCAGATATTCCTTTGGTTCAAGGACTTCACTTGCGCCATACTTCTTGTGAACAAAAGCTCTCGCCTTTTCGTTGAGTGGCGGATGAACAATCGTCTTAATACTTCCAAACCTGAGCACAAACTTATGCGCTTGTTCATCCGCACCAACACAATCCCCATGGTGGAACTCGCTTGGCTTCAATTCACGTAGCAGCTTTTTGACGGAGCGTTTTTGCTGCTGCGTCATGCCATTGCTCGTGCCTGTGAAACCAATAATCATTTGACAACTCCTTCTAACTGAACCGTGCGACCTTCAATGCCTCTTTGACTACATCGCTGAACCAATTCGGATTCTGTCTTGCTTCTGAAGAGTCAAGAGGCTGCGTTGCGGGCAGCCAAGCTCCTAATTTCCCTGAGTCCGCGTTTGGGCTGAGCGGAGAAAGCGCATCACGTCTTTGCGCATCATAGTCGTCAACACAGAGGTACTGAACGTCAACCACAGCAGCTTTCAAATCCTTGACCACGCCAGCCATGCATGCTTTCCAAATCTCGTGCTCTTCATTGTAGTCCAAGTCTGACTTGCCACGACCGTATCTGCCTCTCCTGTCGAAGTCATGGAAGTAAGTTGCGATTTGACCGTCAGAGATTATGAAGAGAATCTTCTTGCCCTTGACATCCGCAAAGTCAGCGGCAAAGTCCCTCAGCGCTTCATAAATTATCGTGTTGCCGCCGCCAACTGTAACTCCTTTCTGGTCTGTCCAGCGCTTGTTGCTGAAGAATCCTTGGAACACGACCTGCTGACCTTCTCCAAATGCTCGGATGGTTATCTTGTGCTTACACATCGCTCCAGCCTTGTACAGAATCTTCGCTGCGTCAACAACGTCAGGAATCAAATGCCCCATCGAACCTGAGACATCAATAAGTATCCCGATGTTCACGACATTGCCATAAGTTCTCATCGACTTCTTGAAGATTTTTGTCGAATGATGAACTTTATGAAGTCTGGCAATATCAATGCTGCCTCTGCGCTTGCCTTTTATCTCCCTGACCTCCAGCGAATCCATACCTTTCAGGAATTGCGTCAGCCGGAGTGCCTTGCTTGTGACCTCTCCATCCTTCAGCCTTCCCTTCACGCCAGCATAAGAACTTAGGTTGCCCTCTCCTTTCTCTTGCCTGGCGTGACTCTTCTGCTGATTCTTGAACTCGTTGAGGGTCTCATCTTCGGCACGGTTGGCTATCTCTTCTGTCAAATCCGAAAGGTCTATTTGACCGCCACCGCCAACGCCAGTTGACTTTCTTTGAGCGCTCAAAGAATCTTTGTCAGCCGTGAGACCGTCTGAGGATTTTCCATCGCCACTCTGCGCTCCAGCGCTTTCAGTTCCTTCTTTGCCTTCTCCTGACCCTTCTCCTTCTCCTGACCCTTCTCCTTCTCCTGACCCTTCTCCTTCTCCTGACCCAGCGCCCTCTCCCTCATTGCCTTCTTCATCACCACAGCCGTTGCTTTCCTTTTCCTCTTCATCGCTTTCTCCCCAGCCACCTTCTGACCAATCGCCTTCTTCATTGCCCTCTTCTTCCTCTTCTGTCTCTTCTTCCTCTTCTGTCTCTTCATCAGACTCTTCTGTCTCTTCATCAGACTCTTCTGTCTCTTCATCAGACTCTTCTGTCTCTTCATCAGACTCTTCTTCATCATCATCGTCATACTCGCTGTTGCCAGAACTGCCTGACTCGCTTTCCTCTTCTTCTGTCTCTTCTTCTTCCGAGTCTTTCTGGCCTTTCTCTTTCTTGCCCTTCTCCTTCTTGCCCTTCTTCTCTTCTTCTTTCTTCTCCTTCTCAAGTTCCTTGTCAACTTCTTTGTTCTGCTCTTCGATGCCATCGTTCAGTACTTGCTTGACTTCAGACCTTTGCTTGCCGCCCATGGCTTTCTTCTGTGCTGCCTTGGCTGCGCCCTCCCCGCTTTGGCCTTCGTCAGCGCCTTTGTTCTTGATTCCATTGAGCGGCTGCTGATTGCCTTTCTGAATCTCCTTCTTTGTGCGTTCAGCTTTGAGCAGAGCAGCGAGTTTCTTGATATTGCCGCGCATGCGTTGTCCATCCGTTTGATAATCAGATTTGACGTACTCATCCACAAGCTTGCGCATCTCTTTTGTGACCCAAGAAAACTTCAACGACTGTTTGATGAGCTGCTTGGGCAGGAACTTCCTGCCATACGTCAGCATGAACATTTCTGCCTCTCCGGCAAAGTCCTTTGCTTCCGCAAAACCAGGGAAGATATAGGCCATATTCAGGAGGTAGAAATAATCAATGCTCTTCTTGTATGCCATAGCAAACCACGTCTCAATCCGGCAGTCCTCAAGACAACGAGAGACTAATATCTCAATCATGTCAAATCCCGCATGCCATCCGGCACAATCATGCGGAGAGAATAACCAATGAGCGACTTCGTGGTACAGCGCACCTTTCGCCAGCACAAGGAACTCGCCAGTTGACGTTGCCCTACAGCAGAGAAGTCGTGAACCAAGCTCAATGTACTTATTCTGATAGCATACCAGGCAGTTTACCCCAGAAGGATTAATGCGCATCCTCAAACTTGAATCAGCCGTCACGAGTTTCCCAGTTTTCTCCAAGACGGCTTCAAAGGTTTTTACTGTTCTCAAATCTGGCTGAAACATTCCAGCACCTTCCTTCCTTACCAATCATCATCTTCTTCATCAACATCAACATCAACTTTACTTCCCTGCGCGGCCTTGACCATCGTTGGTTCATCATAAAGCAAGGTCAGGAAGTTTTTGACTGCCGCTGCTTCCTCAGCTGGGAATCTGCTTTGCATCAATTCCACAGACGTCTTGCGGCCAAACAACTTCTCTGTTTTGAGGAAGTGAAGAAGAGTCCTTGTAGTGACTGGGGTGGTTATTTCCCTGGTGCGGTACAACTCGCGCACCTTCTCGGCAAACTCAAGCAATTTCTTATCGCCAATGAGTTGCGCTTCAATATCCCTGTCCCAGTCATAGAACATGACGATGGCAAACCTATCAAGAAAAGCAGCGTTCAAGCGCCGCGTGCCTTCATAGGTCAGAGGATTCATGGTGCCGACAACCATGAAGTTATCAGATGCCTTCAATACTTCGCCACCTTCTCCTTTCTGCGTCAGGGTTAGCGCTCGTGAATCATCAGTCAGACCATGGAGCACAAACAACTGCTCCGGGTCAGCCGCGTTGACTTCATCAAGCACGACAACACCACCATGGCGGCAGAACTGTGTTATGACTCCGTCACGGAAAGTTGTCTCACCATCTTCAAGCTCACGGCTGCCAATCATGTCTTCGACTGTGCTGCCGCCATTCAAGTTGATACGCTTATGCGGCAAACCAAGCGCTGCGCAGAATGCTTTGACCACTGCGTTCTTGCCAGTTCCTGATTCGCCAACAAGCAAGACGTTCATGCGCTCTCGGAAAGCCTGAGCGAGAATCTCAAGGTCATACTTCTCGCCAATCTTCCTTGGGATATATGCCTCAAGGCTGACTTCTTCTGGAATGTAGCCTTCCAGAAATTCAGGCACGTCAACTCGTGCCTCTTCAAGAACCTCTCCGGCATCCTTTCCTTTGCCAGAGGAGTCTTGGACTTGGAAGCCATTGAAGAAGGTTGTTGACTTCCTTCCTCTTCTGCTTCTTCTGCCCTTTGGCACAACCTTCGCAATGTACTCTGTGATGATGCCTTTTTGGTCACAGACAATCCTAACAGCCAGTGCCTTGACCTCTTTGGCTGTTAGCTTGTACTTCTTTTTGACCGCATCGGCTGTCCATGATTCATTACCCTCCAGAGCTTTCACCAGGAAGTTCTTGACCGCATTCATGGTTCCTGGTTCTGGGTCACGCTTTTGCCCTGGCCTCATCTGCCCTCTCCTTTCTTCTGGGGAAGGTCAGCCACGACCTTCCGAACCTTATTTAATTGTGTTGCCCTCTTCGCCATTCGTCTCTCCCTTCTGCTGTTGCTCGTGCTTGGTTACCGACAACTCCAACTCAGCCCTCTCTCCTTTCTCTTTCCGCAATCATCTCGCTGCAGGCAATTTGCGCAGACTTCGATTGACTTCGCAAATTTCGTCTGCCTGAAGCAGCTTGGCTTGTTGGCTGCTCGCACCCTCCCCAATTCCTTTTCCTTTGCCCTCTTCTTCATCGCCGTCTCTCCTTTCTTTCGGCGTGCCCTATCGCTCGCCTGAAGTCATTATACGACATAATAAGGATACGGTCTACAACAAAATCACCTTTCCAGCAAAAAAGACATAATTTTTTTTCATACGCTAAGTTAGTGCGGCAATAACAACTTATGTGATTTTGCCCTCATAAAAGGTTGCCGAATCACCCCCAAAAAAGGCGATTTTTTCGTCAACTCACCACAATCATCTTAAATATCAACTGTTCAGTAAAATCAGGGTCTGTAGGCAAACAGTTGACGTAACAGTCATAGCTTGTGCACAACTTATGACAGCTTCTTACACACAGAATTTGACAATTTGCCCCATACATGCGAGTGGCATGCCACTCATTCGTCATTTTTGCCACTCTAATGGGTGCCCTTATAGCCGCTGGGCTACAGCCAGACCATTGTATACACCCCAAGTTATTCCTGGAGTCTACAAGGTATCAGAAAATTCAGTGACTGCAGCCAGACGTTTTCAGAACGACACACAGCGTGTGTTAGGTAGACATATTGCTCTCACAAAGCTGCTCATATAGCCACTGAGTTTAAGCAGATGCCGCTCGTTTGCTTTGGATTTGAATAACTAACGCAATAGTTGGAATCTTGTACACCAGAGTTAATTCAGCGTCTTCAGACAGCTGTTGCCTTGCAGTGCAGCCAAACAGTTGGCTATTTGAGAATAGTTGACAGATATATTCAGCTGTCGTTTGGCGAGCAGCCACAGTAGTTGAGGCTTGTGCGACTTGTCAGTGCAAATAGCGTGCCTACCAAAACACCAGAATTGTGCGTTTTGTGGGAAATTTTTGTTTGCTTGCTTAACAATTCGACAACTTAACTAACCAACGTTCAGGATTCTCTTCAGATTTGCTCGGAGTATTTTGACCCTCTTCTTACTTGGAGTTGAGATATATTCATCTGGGTCGAATCCATCTGGCGGTTGACAAATGAAAGTTTCAAAATGAGGGAGCAAGACCTTGGCCAACTTCCGGCTTTCTTTCTTCGCATCGGAGTCCAAGAACACTGCAACCTTCTTCACGCCAGCCAAGATAAGTTTCTCCAATTGTGATTGCGAGATAGTCTTACCAAAGAGAGCAGCGGCTGCGTCACCTATTCTCATTGCATCGAAAAATCCTTCCACCAAAAATACTATCTCCTCTTCCGCAGCAGTGTCCAAGTTGAAGATGAATTCAGCCTTTCCTCTCTTCTCTTCTTCCTCTGGTGGATTGAGGAACTTTGGTTTTTGGCGCATAAGACTTCTTGCCTGATAATAGACAAGCACGCCTTCCTCAAACACAGGGAGAATCAATCTGCCCATGTAGCGCCCACTTGTACAAACTCCAAGATTGTATTTCTTTGCTACCTCTTCTGGATTGAATTTTCTCTTTAACAGATAGCGCATCGCAAGCTTGCCGAATACTGAGCTGGACGGCAACTGTTCGAAGCTCTCTGGCCAACGCAATCTCTCAATACTCTTTGCGCTCTGCTCTTCCAAGCTCGCAATTGCTTTATCAAACTCAGACACAGACACTACCTTATCCTGAACATTGAGCCTCTTTCGGAAGGAAGGAGAAAAGTCACATTTCAAGCAATGGCCAAATCCGTATCTTGTGTTGATATTCAGGTGACCCTTTGGGTCACCATCTTCGCATTGCGTACAACTGACAGTTACTTCATCGCCGGAGATTCCTTTGACGTCAAAATTGTCTTCGATGTACTCTCTCAATTTTTTTTGGTTGTCATGCGACAGCGGTGTTGGCTTACTCCTCATCCTCTTCTTCCTCTTCTTCCTCGTCATCGTCATCATCTTCCTCTCCAACATTGGAAAGGTCACGCAATAACATTCTGCTCTTCTGTAGCTCAGTTGGTATAATCCCAGATGATTCATGGATGCGATTCTTTGCTATGAAGATTCGCATCTTGTCCTCTTTCTCCTCATCACGAGTCTGGCAAAGAGCAATCACCACATCAGCTATTTCTATTATGCCCCAACACTCTCCTATATCTCCCTTTGTTACTACTTCTTTGTCCAATGCCTTCTTACTTGTTTGCGCAGGACTCCAGACAGGAATTTGAAGCTCCACTGCAAGGCCACGCAATTCTTTGTGGACAGCCATAATCTCAAATCGCCTCTGCTCAAAACTCTTTGTGGGTTTGATTATCATGCCATAGTCCACGCCAATCACATCCGGCTTGATTTCATAAACTTGTTCCATCAGGTCAATATGCGCTCTTATGTCATGTACCGTTGCGCCGTCTGTTGGAAATTGTTTGACAAAATATTGCCCCCTCAATTTCTTAATCCAACCCAGCCTTCTATCAAGTGTATCTGCTTCTTCTGGAATCTCCTCTGCTGGGATGCCTGTAATGCGAGAGTCCATCCGCCTTCCTTTCTCTCGCTCAGACATCTCAAAGCTGTAATCAAAAACTATCTTGCCATTGACCATAGCCGCAAATTCAATATTTGTTAGGACTATTGACTTGCCGATGCCGCTGGCGCCAAGTATAATCCCAAGTTCCCCTGGCCCCAAACCACCGCGCAGGATGCCGTCTAACTTATGAATCATAGTGGGGACTCTGATGTCGCCTTCATGCACAAGGTCGAACATTCTTTTGTCAACATCTTTGAAATAATTTGTCCCAAGGCTTTCTTCGGCAACTGCTGCCTGGGCTGCCTGTCTGATAGCATCATTGATTGCGCTGTATTTCTTCTTCTTCAATAAGTCAACTGATTCGGCAATCTTCATCTTGTACATTTGATGCGTGATGAACTCAATAATAGAATCCTTGACAAACTTCTTTTGTCCGTCTGAGATTTGCGCTGTGTAGACAGCGTCAATTGTCATTTTCAAAATTCTTAATTCTCTATCGTTGCGTGCGACAGCTTTTGCTAACTCTACCAAAATATCCTTGGATGGCAAGTCCTTGTACTTCCTGAAATAAGTCATGATGAATCCAAATAATTTTCCTTGGTATAAGTTTTCAAACATCTCCGGCTTGAGCAGATGACCTTTTGTTGCAAGCAGACTTCTATCTGAAGCAAGAACTACAAGAGCTTTCAACTGGAAGTCTTGCGCAAAGGGAAATTTCTCCATCAGAGTCCCTCACAAAGCTGTTTTTGGCGTTCTGTAGCTGACGTCTATAAAATCCAAAACTCTACCACAGCCCAACTTATTGATACAATACTTATACAACTTGGGGTGCGTGTGGGCCATTCGTTGAAATCTGTTCTCTCCCTTCTCCAGATGAACTCCAAACATACAGAACATGCAACCTGTCCTTCTCTCTCCTGTTGTTTGTAACTGACCATCTGAATTTTCCACAATCCTTCCATACACTGGAGCAAATGGAATCTCAAATTCAAACAAGAATCTCAAGATGTCCTGCTCAGTCCAAAATCCCAAAGGCGTTGAATAAGGCCGAGCAACATCGAAAGCATTACAACCAGTCTCCAAGTAAAGCCTCTTCCGCCATCGAGAGTCAGCCGCCATTGTGCCAATGAAAGGATGAAGTCCAGATTCTTTTGCAAACTTTTCAGCGGGTTTCTTTTTCATAATCTCACAGCATTTGCCAGAAATTTTGAACGGAGCATCAACCAAAAATCTCCATTTATTTGCAAGCTTGTAGAAAGAACTGAATTGCCCTGCACGATTGTAGCCAGTCAGCCAGAGATGCCTTGTGGCTGCATTGCCGGGATGAGGATTCTGGAGCACTTCCATAGCTCTCGCAACATTCTTGCTAATCACCGGATAGCCAAAAATGGCGAGCACATGCAGAAAGGACTGCTCAGGTTTTCGCCAGACAACATTATCGAATGTTTTAACAAATGCCCTAATCTCTGGAAATTCCAACCCAGTATCCTGAAAGACTGCAACAACTTCTGGATACAAAAGCCGCACAAGTACAAGCAGAACAGTACTGTCCTTACCACCAGAGAGGGCAACATACACAGCTCCCTTATAGTACTCATAGAATTCAGCGATGCGTTCAAGTGTTATGCCAATTTTCAATCTCAGCGGCAAGGCTTGCAATCCTCTCAATTTTTCGGCGCTGAATCTCTTTCGTGCCTTTCTAACTATCCGTTTGCCTGGACTCAATTCTTCCTGTCCTTCCTTCTTCAGTTTGATAGCTTGCTGGAGCCTGACTCGCTGGCAAGCGTGGGGCATCTGGTCAAATCAAATCTCAAATCTGCCCATAATCAAATTGCTTCTTGGCTTTAATTATCCCAACCAGCAAATCGTCTCTCTTTGATAATTCCTTGGCAGCTTGTTTCTCTTCTTCAGTTGGATTTCTCAGTTGTTTCAAATACTCCTCTTCTGTCATAAGAAAGTATGGCGAGAGACTTAACGAGTTTAATATCTGCGTTGCTGTCAAGCCATATGCCTTGTGAACCTTCTCGGCAACTTTGCAGGATTGTCTGACCGCAGATAGAATCTCCGAGAGTCTGGAGCGCCGCATTGCTTTTCCTGCGGCCTTCCTATCCCTGTTGTGAGCAAGATGCTGCTTGCGCAGATATGATTTTGCAATCTCAAGCATCGTTGCTCCAGTCAACAGACTCGGCCAAAGTGACGGGAATCTCTTTGACCTTTTAATCCATTTGGACAATGCTCTGAAATATATCTCTGGCCTGATTTTATTCTTTCGGAGAATGTGGAAGAGTCTTTGAAAGGTCTTGTAGTATTTTGCCTGTCTTACCCTGTTTGGATTTCTGCCAAGAACATCCTTCCATTGACCGAATTCGTCAAGTATAACTTGTTGATATATAGCTGCTAACCCAAGCACGCGCACATCATCAATTCTCGTCATTCCCTCTCCTGAATTTCAATATAATAATAAGGATAGATGATTGCACAATAATAGCAGTCGCACTCGTCAAGATTATAACCCACAAACCGTTCAGGAATCCATACACAAGCCAAATTATCCCGCACAGCACGCCAGTAATCAACACAGCCGCAGCTGATTGCCCTTTTGAGCTTCTTCCCTTGAACATCCGCAAAACATGGAGAAGAGGAAAGATGCCCATCAAAATTCCGTTGATGGCAGTTAGATAATCCCAAAACTCAATCATCGCTTTCTTCCTTATTACTTCCAACTCCTTTTATTATTCCGATGTCGTCAACTTCAAAGTCATTTCCACATTCTGCGCAAATAAGTTGACGCACTTTGAAACTTCCATCTGGAGTGATTTCGATTCCCAATGTGAATTCGCCACCAATCTCCTCACAACCACAGCGAAAGTCAATCAGCTCAATCTTCATCGCATACCTCCAATCAACTTCTTCTGTAAGGTGAGCCATCTGATGCCAACGAGTCTGCGTCACAGAACAAAGTATCACAAGGGAATTTGCAACAGCTGAAAGGGAAGCTACATTGAATTCTGGTGAACGCAAATCCTTTCTTGTGCTTTCTTTCTAACATCGTTACATGTTCAAGCCTTTGCTCTTCTTTGCGCACCGCCTTTGCTATCTTCTCCACAAGCGCTCTGTTGTGCTGGGCAAACTTGACAACAAGCATGAACATTTCGTCTTTTGGAATCTCAACTGTTGCCATGTTCTGTCTTCGCAACAATTCAAGCAGACCAAACGAGTATTTCTCCTTTGGTTGACCACGTCTCATCATGACATACTCTTCAAACTTAGAATGATACTTGCATATTCGACAGGGCTTGTTAAATGCTCCAGCTTCTTTGCAAGGCCAATGTTTGCAATCTTCACATTTTACTTTCTTCTTTGCCATTTCCTCTCCTTTCAAATCACAAGCGCTCCTGCCTTCCTTCTCCCCTTGTACAGCTTCACAGCTTCGTCATACCCTCTATATTTCAATACTCGTTTCACAGCGTGGTGAAACTCTTCATTGCAGAATGGGCAATAGACAAGTTCAATCTCTCGATGCCTGCCTGTCTTCTTCTCAACAGGGCTTCCAGTCACATATCTTTCACCGCACTTACTACAGATACAAATTATCGCAGACATAATTACTTCTCCACTTCAATCCGAAAGCCCTCAGCTTTTGCGGTTTGGTAACGTTCATAACTATGCGTGAGCAAATAAAAATTTGACAAGTCAAGAAAGTCAGCTACAATGACGATGTTTGCCTTGCCTTCCTTCTGTCGCATCGCTCTTCCCACTCGCTGGAGAAAGCGCATCGGAGTTTTCCAGCCCGATGCGATGATTAGGATTTCGATGTTTGGAATATCCACACCCTCATCGAATATGGTGCTGGCTATCAGCGTCTTGAGCTTCCCAGCTTTGAATCTTTGCTTGGCTTTTGTTCTTGTCTCCATAGTCTCAGAGCCATGAATGAACTGCGCAGCAATATCTTGATTGGAGAGAAGCTTGAGCAAACGCTTCCCATGTTCCATCTCAAAGACAAGAATCAACTTTTGCTTCTCTTCTGCCGCAACGCACATCTCAACTATCCTTTGGTTGCGTGCGATGCTCTGGACTATGCCTTGCTTGTAAGCCTTCTCATATGATAGATATTCAATCTCAGGCTGCTCTATTTTCAGGAAGAGAATAATTGGCTCAGCTGAGTATCCCTTCTTAATCATGAACTTGTTGGAGATAGTATAGATAATTGGGCCTGTCGCTCCTGTTAGTTTTCTCTCTGCGATGTCATCTCCATAAGGAGTTCCTGACAAGCCAATTCTGAAGGGCGCATTCTTACAAGCCTTCACGATATTGTACCAGAGGTTTGCCCGCATGTGCTGGCACTCGTCAACGATTATTGCGCCAACTTTCTTGAGATATTTCTTAAACTTCGTTGCTGTCTGCGGAAGTCCTACAACTATCTTCTCTTCCACAAGTTTTCCTTCAACTGCACTCCCAATTGGCTCTCCGAGAAATTCATGAAAGTCTTTTTGAGTTTGGAAGAGTACATCTTTGTTGGGAGCTAAGTGGAGTGCCGGAAGGTCGATGGCTTTCAAAGCAGCAGCAGCAATTGCCGTCTTTCCTGTGTTGGTTGCGAGAGCAAGGATGCCTCTTTGATTCTTAACAACCCGCCTTGTCGCCTTGAGTTGATATTTGCGCAGCTTCCTGAACTTTCTTACAGGCTTGAGCATCTTTGGTTGGATTTTGCTTAGCATCTTCTCTGTGTCTGGGGTGACTCTCTTCTCGGCAATGCTGAGTTTGACTTTCCTCTCTTTCAGGAAGTCCAAGACCTCTCCGAGAAATCCTGTCTCGAATCTTCCAGCTGTGCCTCTTATTCGCACAGCGTGATACTTTCCATCCCAATCGCCTTTGCGGAATCTCGGAGAAAACCAATGGTTTGGAATTTCAATTGCAAACTCTTCATCTAACTCAGCCAAGACTTCGATTTCATATTTCACTGAAGCCTGGAGCAGACAGGTCGAATTATCTATGGTAAGTTTCACTCTCTTCTCTCCGAGTGGCGAGTAGAATACGCCCTCTAATCCTATCTTATAAGAGTGCTTCCACCCTCTGGATTTCCTCTGGACTCTCTCCTTCCTGTTCTCCTGGGAGATTTCGACCTATTCCAAGGGAATCTAATCAGGCGCGAAACACTGGAAATTTGGCCAGTATCCTGTGTCTAAGCCCATGCATCGCTCCTTGGGCTGGGGAATAGACCAAGGGCAGGATTCCGGCGCTGAAACCCTGCCCCATCCCGTTGGGCGGGAAATGGAAGAAGAGGAGAGGCTGTAGCTATTTCTCCTTGTTGACTTTTGCTATGTCAACTTTGTGCTGACAATAGACAAACCAACCGCCAAGTGCGGTCAGGCAGATTGTGAATACTTCGTTGCCGGATACTACAATCACAATCAATCCAACAGCAACTGTGACAGCAAGTTTTTTGCTGAACCACGTCTTAGCCTTGTCCCAAAACTTCATGTCCAACTCCTTTCTATGCGACACCATTGACTTTGTGATACGTTACCATCGCATCGTATGCTACCTTTTCTTTGTCAGGAATAGTTGAATCAAATTCCTTCTTCATATCTTCATAGGCTTCAGGGTGCTTTTCCTTCAGTTTGTTCATAACCTTAACCATCCAGCCTTGTTGTTTTGTTTTCTTCTTGCTTGTAAATTTATGTTGTAATCCTCTCACGCCGGAATAGAGTGTTGTGCCTCCAAGCACGAGTTTGATAATATCGTCAAGCCAACCTACTCCTGGAATAATTGGCGCAACCATTGCAGTCATTTTTGCTATGGCAACTTTGAATTTTTCCAAACGCAATTTTGCTTCGCCAAGCCGGAAGATATGTAACGCAAGCGTGTCGTCATCAGCATGCTCCGGTTGCTTTCCTGTAAAGTCAAGAATCGCATCGAAGCATTGCTCAGCCCTGTCTGCTCTTTCAACTGGAACAGTATAATCTATTGAGTACAAGCCTTGCCCAATTCTATTTATTTGTTCCTCAATTGTTCTTGACTTCTCCCGTATCGCATCCGCATCCTCAAGTTGAGCAAGCTCTCCTATCTCTTCATCGAGTGTATCCATTTCTTTCATGGCTTCACTCACCGTCTCAACTGTCTCCTTCCCCCAATCCTTGATGTGCTGCGTCTCATACTTCCCTTGATTTGCCACATTGGCAATTTCCTGATGCGCACAACTCCCAATCAGGAAAAACAAACTCACCACAAACACAATTCGCCACTTCATCTTCTGCCTCCCTTCCTAACCAACCTTGCCTTTTATCTCGCTTATCTCTTTGGTCATACCTCTTGTCTCCTTGACCAATTCCTTCAGGGAGTTTGTCATCGCTCCCATACCTTCCTTGTGGATTTTGTTTGAGTCCTCAATTGATTTCTGCATAGCACGTTGCGTCTTGAACATCTCTTGAAGGGCTTCCCGCATCGGCTGGCTGACAAAGATTTCTCTGGTTGGGTTCTTGGCTGTGACTCTTTCGTTGATGCCATTCCGTGCATACTTGACTAACAGGACAACTCTGTCAAGTATAAGTATCACCGCAATGATGGCAACGCTTCCCTGAACCACCGAGTTACTGAATAAGGATTCCATGGCGTTCCCTCTCTACTACGTGTCTTTGTGCACTGGGGCAATTACTACAAAATCAACATCAATGGATTTGTCAATAGAGTTATCAGCATCAAAGATTGCTCTGATTTCTGCGACATAATGACCAGCAGGTATCCCCTTGGTATCGTCTTTTTCGATGATTACAGTCGCCAAGCCAACATCCCCTTGAGATTTGTCAAAGTCTACATCTACCTTTTCAAGCACAACCTCTAATGTCTTTTTCTTTCTGACTTGAAAATTGAGCGTGGCCAAACTGATGTTAATAGGAGTCTTAGAATCATTCCCCTCGTGATAGAAGAATGTCACAGTGTCAGCTTCGCCAGCCTTGAATACTAACCCTTGTGGCGCTTGTTCGGCATCCATTTGACTTATCTCCTACAATGGGATTTCAATTCTCTTACTTGACTTCCAAACCTCAACAAGTTTTTCTCTGACTGGAAGCTCAATATTTTTCCTTTCGGGTTTGATAACTATTTCTACTTGTTGTGGGATTCCGATTGGTGGTGGTGCTCCTGTTTGAATACTCAAGCTGGTGAGGAAGGATTGGACTGTTCCATCCGAAACATACTCAGCCTTGGCATGTATGTATCTGTGGTCGTCATACAATCCGGCTGCCGCATTCGCCGCAATCTCTGCTATCGGTTTGAAGACAACATCTTTCCAATCAACATCAAGAAATTGTCCTGAATCTGAAACCCCAAATTCAAACAGGACAGAAGAGCTTAGTGGCCCAGATACGCAAGATGCTCCCGAAAGTTTCCACGTCTCTCCAAGACCAGCATCAAACGCATGCTCTACTCCTTCTGAAGCGATAACATAAATCCAAGGCAGGTCATCCCAAAAGTAATTTGAATCGAAAAGCTCACACGATGCGTAGTCAATCTCAGTCCAGTTGTTTGCAGGGTATCCGCTTCCAGCAATAGCCAGAAGCAGTTGGCAGTTAGCACCGATGGCAGCGGAAGAAGTAGCTAACAACACCCAGCCAGCGCCAACATCATACCAAAACTCAAAGACGCCCGCATTTCGAACAATCTTGAATTTTCCTTCTCTTGGAGCAGCAGGGAAAAAGTTTATACGAGCTATTTCACTTAGCACCCCAGCAACACATTTGTTACATACTATCAAGTGGAGACTGGCCCAATAAGGATTAGCAAAACGCCGCAACCAAACATAATTGTTGCTGTCTTTGAATATGAATATGCTCGCATCGTGGTCGGCATTCCCCCATGCAAAACTAAACCAATCAACCACACAGGTCAAGTCATTGAAAACAGCAGGAGAATAAACAGCCCTGCCTACCATTGCTGCGGAATAAGTTTCACAATGAAGGTTGCCACCAACTTCTATGATGTTTGTGCCTACTGGATTAGTCCAATACGGATGATTCCCTTTCACCCAATGGCTGTCGAGTGCATTCCCAAAGAAGTCCTGCCAAAGCTGAAGCACTCCCCCAACAACTTTCTTGTTGTTGTCAATATCAGCCGGAGTCTCGTTGAACTTATCTGCTATGAATATCGTCAAATCTATTTCCTTTTGTCTGTTGTGCGTTCAGTTAAATCACCCATCCAACCACTACCAAAGCTATTGCAGTCCACTCTTGGCTTGTTGCGCTATAGTCTAATTTCCTATTTGGGTCAACAGCTATCCTCTGAACTTGATAGTTTTCTTGACCACCAACTATCACCTTTTGTTTTATGCGATTCATAAAGTAAGTGGCACTACGTCGAAGTGTTAAATCACTATCCGCGTTTTCATCACTAACTGCGATAAATAAGTCAACAGCTATTGTACCCTCAGGAAGGATATCACTCAAATCGAGGCCATCCACATACGTTGAGCCATCGGTGATAAAATCGCCGTTAAGAAGTGTTCTGTCCCATGAGGTTGCATCTCGCACCACATACTTAGTAGCATCGCCGTTATGCAACAATGTCCTCGGCGCTACACCATCGTGAAACTTTAGGTCAGCACCATTCCGCTGAAGTTCTCCAGCAACAACCGGGTCAGCAGCCTCGTCAAGAAGCTGCAATACATCCAACCCGCGAGTTTCAATTTTTGCCATGCTACTTCTCCGTTGCTACTATTCCCACAGCAGTAAGAATCGCCTTTGTAGCCTGCTTGACTGCAATCAAGTTTGGCTCAGGTACTCCGTCTTTCATTACAAAGAAAGGCGTCATGTCTTTCCCGTCTTGGTAAAATATCTCAACCACGACATCTTTCTTGGGCTCCAGTACTCGCACAGTGACCGCGCTAATCTGCTGCGTCTCGGATACCTCTGTTTCAAGTATCATAACCTCTCCTTTCCTACTCTATCCCTACCACATCCATCACAAACTTGCTCTTGTCATTGAATGCTGCTGTCTGCCCATAGAATTTTCCATGAAAGATTTTCAGCGTATCTACAGGTGTTGAGACTACATTGATTGCATAGCGGGCGTTAGCCCCATAGTTGGCATGAGCAGATAACTGCTTACACTTGTCCCATTCAATTCGTCCAACATTCACTGCATCAATGTAATAGGCATCACGTTGATTAGCTTGATACATAGCTGGGCCGAACATACACTCTTCAAAACTAAAATCTTTGTTATATACGCCAGCACTTCCAGTGCCTGTTATCTTGACTCCATGCCCGTTGACGGTTCCACGTACACGCTTCAAATGACAATCATACGCATTGTCAAAAACAACAGCGTGTCCGTTCACACCGTTGTTATACCTGCCAATGAAAGTATCTCTGATATCCCAACCGTTTGCATTCTGCTCGACTTTCAAAACTTCCGGCCCATTGTAGCCCCCGTAGAGGTAACATTGATGTAGATAAACAGCGCCGCTGTTATACCCACGCATTACAATACCGGACTGTGGATGTGAATACTGGAAACCAAGACCACAAAAGGCAATGCTACCTTTAGTCAAAAGATTTACAATATAAGTGCTTGTAGACTGCTGAAGGATAGTGGGAGGCATGCCATATTGCCCCAAATAATATCCGAGTCCCATCACTGTAACCTTTGGAGCAGCTTGCACAGGCGCTAATATGGTGGGGCTGATGTGTATCCCTGGAATGACGACTACAACTCCACCACCATACACTTCGTACACAGAAGTAATAGCAGCAATTATCTTTGCCACCATATCCACACCTTCATATTGGTCAGCAAAAACTACTGCCTTGCCTTCTGCTCCTCCAAGTCCTTTCAGTTCCTTGACCCAGCGAAGAAAGGCATCATAACGCAATTGACTTGCGCCAATCACTTCACCATCAACTGGCGGCTGAAATCCTGTTCTTATGTCTACTGTCATAGCTCCTGTACCTTTCCTTTCACAAGCTTACGAACGTCCTCAAATTTTGTTTGGCGAATTGCTTCAAATTCAGCTGGTGTTGAAGCCAGCACAAGCCACACAGCGCCACTGACAGGATTCCCTTCAGCGTCATACAAAGCTACTTCAGCCTCAACTTTATTTGAGTGTGGACGGAACCGAACCTCAAGGATTGAAAACTGCGTTGCTGTTACTTCTTTGTCAACTTCCTCTCGCAAGATTCTGACCACATCAGTACCAATAGATTCCATTGCCTTACCTCCTGCTATCTATCAATGTTCCTGTCCCATTGTTCAACCACGCGCCTGTTACACCCTCGTGTTTGCCTCCCCTTATCTCGCACTCGGAAGCTCCGGCATCTATCAGCACACCATACTTTTGTTTTGCGTTGGCGTTGATTGTCATTGTGTTGATAATACGAATACGAGAATGGTTCGCTTCAATATGAATAGCCGCAAAGGCATTAGCAGCAGAATAGGAAGCGTCTTGAATTTCGCAGTCAACTATTTCGACATCCTCACAAGCGGCTGCGTCATTTTCGATGTAGATTGAACGCTCTCCGGCTTGATTAGATTTCAATACAGCAATCAGTATTCTTTTGACCCCGTATTTCAAATGTATGTCTGTTGTCAAGCCTTCTGCGAACATTGTTCTCAACTCGCAGTCAGTCACTTCCGCACCTACAAGATAAGCAAGTTTCCCGCACAAGCTATCAGGATATAATCCTTCAAACAAAGCAAAGCTGGCGGAAGAAAGATAAATGCAAATCGGCATACTTCCAAAGTTCAAACCTCTGAACTCAATTGCCTTGGAAGCACCATCAAGATAAATGCCCTTCGCTGCTCCTGCGGCATTCTTGAAGCCAAGACTTTCGCCAATTATCTCTTGGCAAGCATTGAATCGGAGCAAATGCTTTTCTTGACTGTTTGCATCCAAAGTCAATTCACTTATCTTCAAGTTACTTTTGCTTGCCCCGCTTATCAAGTTGTCAGGCGTGTATCCTTCGTCAAGCTTCAAGACTGTAGCTCCTCTGCCATACCCTCTGAGCCAGATGTTGTCCTCGTATAATACTTCAGTTTTGATAGTATGAATGCCTGGTGGGATTATGACACGACCGCTGCCCATATCATTCTTCAAATATTGAATCCCTGCGTTGATTTGCGCCCCCATGTCATCGCCAGACTGTTGAGCTGCGGCAACTACTTCGTATCCCATTAGTGGGCATGGACTGATTGCCATCTCATCTTCTCCTTGTTACTTTAATTCCTTGCCTCTCAAACAAACATCAAAAGTAGTAGAGCCGGAGTCAGCCACATTTGTAATTTTGACATATAGTTTCGCAAGCTTCGGGCTATCTTGATTCTTGAATGGGATGCCCACGCAACATTCATGCAAGCCATACCACGGTGCTGCTGTGGAGTCATTTGCAGTCTTGCGATATATCATTTTTGTCAAGTCCGCTTTCTCAAAAATCTCCACAGTGAAGTTTGTGGAAGTGCCTGCTCCGCCTCCAGTCGCTAATACTTTGATTGCCTCAAGTTCTCCCTTCTTGGAGAATACACCAGGGGCAGCGACATCAACATCTACTGCTACTGTTTCGGAATTGCCTTGAGCAATCACGCCAGAACTCTTTTCACCTTCACATAAGTACACGTTATCATCCTCCAAAGTTTGCGTACGTGTTACTGCCTCAAAGTTAATAGCCCAAAGGTCATCATCTGTATCCTCTTGATGTGTAAACTCCCTGTAAAAATCCTCTACCAAAATAATGTCTCCAGCCTGCAACAAAATACCTGGAATTGTAATTTCAGAATTTTCAAGTTGAGTGAAAGCCTCCGGGTCTGCAGGCGCTCTTGCTATGTCTGTGAGTAGAGCGCCAATGCTTCTTATGGCAGGCGGGTTATTCGCAAATTCTTGCCCAACAGGTAGAATGCGATAATTCATTCGCATGAACGCAGCTTTGGCCGACATACTATGCTCAAATGCATATTTGATAATTACAGCAACTTCTCTTTCGTACCCAACTTCATTAAGCAAGAGTATTTCAGCTTCAAAGCCCTCTGACCTGTCTTCTTTGAACTCCCTGGCCCGAAGATTTGTATTTAAGATTTTCTTGACTTTTGGTGTGGTATATATTCTATGTGTATACAAGGCAAAGAAAGGCTTTGCTTCCTCTACATAAATATGTTTGCCCCGTGGAATGAAAGTCGAACCTGTCCAATACCAATTCCAAATGTCAATGTCTGGAGCAAAAACAAACTCTGATTCAATAATCTGCTCCGTACCAGATTCAAGCGTATGGTCATTAGCAAAATCCGAGTAACCATGTCTCAGCACTTTGCCTGTTGTTGCTTCTATTACTACTTTCCGGCTTATCATAACTCTTCCCGAAATCCCAAGACACTTATATTGATAGTTGCCGCGCTGATTCTTTGATACTGGATTGTCTGTGCGGCATCGGTTTCCAAATAGAAAATTCTACCATCACTTGTTGTTACTCGCCTTTGAATTACTGTCGAGCCTTTTGTTCTTAACTCGCCAGCAGTTCCCGCTGCTGTTTTGTCATTTTGGGCAGAGAGATAAGGCCACACACTTGTTGATGGCACGAACGCACTACAATCTATATCTGTCCAAGTTGCCGCTGTGCCTCCAGAAAGAACTCGCAGAGTAGTGTTGACTTGCTCCCTGTACTGGTACTCTCTATCGACCCCAATACCAAATTGCAGGAAATTCAAGAAATTGCTGCTTGCGTCATTCCTGACCGCCCCAATTCTACGTCTCTTTGTGTATCCTGCTGGAAGAGTTGGGGATGTAGAACTTGCTGACAGAACAGCCGAAACATCGTTTGTGGCAATGTTCTTAATGAGCCAAACATAATACCAACTGCTTGGCGCTTCAACTCCTGTGTCCAACCCACCAGCACCGGAAGCTGTTATGTCAAGGGCAATGTTAGAAAGTGAGACTATTAGCTCTTGGCCATCAGCACTGATACATTGACCGGGCAAAATACGAATTTGCGAAAGACTAACCCACTCAATCCTCAAGCCATAGACCAAATTCTTGAGCAGCTCAATGAGTTCAATTTTCCCTTCAGCAATAGTCATCTTATTTCAGTTCCGGGCCTTTCAGAATTATGTCAAATGTCGTGGCAATCCCTGAAACCTCTATTATCCTAACATATAGCCGTTTGCTGACAGGGGAGTCTGTGTTCTTGAAGATAATATCAGCAGCTAACTCCTTCAAACCGTATGGGTCAGCAACAGAGCTGATTCCTGTCTGCCTGAAAATCCTGCTGGCTGCCGAGTAGTCAAATTTTGTATAGACCTCCACAGTGAAGTTTGTGGAAGTGCCTGGTGGCGTAGAAGCTGTGACTTCAATGTGCTTCAGAATCCCCTTTGCGGAAAATACGTCAGGAGATGGAACGTCGATTGGAACTATTGTGTCTACTGTAGCGCCTATGCCAACCACGACATCCTCTACCAACCCCTCAAACATGTACATGTCTTCATCCCCCAAATCTGTTTCTATTACTTCCCAGTCCAAATCAACTATGTATACGCTGTCTCCTGAATCTTCAGGATGATTGATATCTCGGAAGAAATCCTTTATGGCAACAAAGTCATTAGCAATAAGAATTGCTTGTGGAATCATCAACTGAAAGTTTTCCTTATGAACAAACGCTGGTGGGACTGCTACTAATGAAGTTGGCTGTGTTAACAAAGCGCCTATGCTTGTAAACTCGTATTGAGGAGTAATCCCAAGTGCACTGCCAATTGCTCTGCTCACAAAATCTTCTTCAACTGAAGCTGGCCTGAAATTCATCTGGAAGAATGCCGACTTACTCCCATCAGGATTTCCTCCAGGCCCGTCTTGGAACGCATATTTGATTTTAAGTATAAGCCTTTCCTGAAGCAGAGGAGCTTCGACCACTGAAGCCTGACCTGAGAATCCTTCTGTCTGTGCAGGACTTCCCTCAAAGATTTGGCCAAAGATTGTTGTATTTGGTATCCTTCTAATCTTTGGTGCATGAAAACTTGGATGGCGGGCAAGAGTCAAACATGGCTGGATTCTCGCTTTGGCCATTTCCTTAACGTGTTGCCCGAACACATTATGTTCTTCATAAGCTCTTGGAAACCCTATGCTCAGTGACATCTTAGCTTTCCTATGTTATAATCGCAGCAGGGGTCAACGAGACTCCGGTGACTCCAGCCATTTCAGGCACCGACATTTGTCTCAGCTGCGGCGCCACGTAGATGCTGTCTTCCCAAGTATCTTCAACGCTGTAAATTCGTTCCAGCACAACTTCCATATTCGCAAATACCTTCCCATGCGTTGTAGGCACAGAACCAGCTGCTAATACAGTGTACCCCAATAGAGGCACAGAAGCTCTATGCTTCTTGCTCAAATCAACTGAAGCAGGAACTGAAAGTTTTATGTCAATGTATCCAACTATGGCGCTACCCACCACAGGCCCTGGGCCACCAGAAAAATCACAATATTGCGGCACAACTTCGTCCTGGTCTGTTATCCGATAGAATGCACGGAACACAGCAGCCTTGTCTGCCAGCAATTCATTGTGTACAAAGTATTCAAAATCCATAATAGGAGCAACACCAAATGACCCTGCCGTGTAACCAAGCGACATAGAGGAAGCTGCTGCAGGGTTGTAGAAGTTATCTCTATTTACCAATTTTGGGATTTGTGGGAATTCCAGTGTATCCTTTGGCGGTATGCGGCCACAGGTGCCCCTGCCGCCATATTCCACAACATCAGGGAAAGGTCGTTGCCCAACTTCTGGCATAGGGTTTTTCCCAACTGAAGTTCCATCATAATTCGGGTTGGGTACTTTCTTCACTGGAGTCCACAAAGACTTGGAAGTACATTCTCCTGGCCATGTATCTATGGCGTTGAATGGGAAGGGAGTTTCAACCATCCATTGACCTGACTCTTTGCCCAGCAGAGTCTCTTGGTTTTTGAAAAGAGGCTCGTTGACAATCTTTGATTTTATCCATTGCACATTGTACAAAGGTTCAGTCCAACGGAATGGCAGACCTTCAAAATGAATCCTTCCATCCAAACTCGCTGTTTTGTGGTGATGCGCATCATGTCTTATGTTGGCGATTGTGTAGCCATCGCCGTCTCTTGTCACCAAAGAGACATCATCTGGAGTGAGGATGACAATGTCTCCTATCTGCGCAATGTGCAAAGGCGGTGCTATTGAATCGTGGTCTCTCTTCACGTCAGCTCTGCCCATCCCTCTCTCAGCTGCCGTTGTCATCCAACCGCCTTCTCCGCCTTTCTTTGAATTGATTGACCACATTAGCCGCATGACTGCATCATCAGCATCAGGCCCGCCGTCAAGAACTGTGCGTGGCCCTCTATCCTTCTTAGCTTTCTGCTCAGCAAATTTCTCCTTCAGAGTTTTTGCGCCGCCAATAGCAGTTGTTGACATGCCGCGTTTTTCAATTTTTGCTGATGTAAATCCATCCTCTTCGACTTCTGAACCAGCAGGGATAGCCCGCACTCGCCAGATATCATGAAGGTCGCCCATGTAAAAATCACATTCTCGGAGCACTCTGGTACTGCGACTGAAGTCTGTCTCAAATGTATGCTTGTCATCTATGATTAGCCGGATTGCCGCAACCCTGTCATCTGGATGATACTGGCGTGTATCTTCTCCCTCTTTCTTCTCCTTCTTCCCTTTCTTGGTTGCCTTCTCAGCAGCTTTGGCTCTGGCTTCTCTTCTTTTCTTGATGTCCTCTGGAGCCATCTGGTTGCGCGGTTTGTTGTGGACTCTCGGAATATAATTGCGCGGCTCAAATATGAGGGCCATTCCCTCTCTTTTGTCCTGGAACAACAGCTTGGGTCTGGTCAAGCCATCTTCATCAACATACTTGTCAACAAATGTCACTCGCAGACTCTGCGACCCTTTCTCAGTGTCCTCAACTCCAAGCTGGTCTGGGTTGTCAGCGTCATAGCTATCATCTCTGATGATTGCCACACCAGAGCTAATGTACGCTTGTTCTTGCGCTCTACTTTCGCCTTGCCCTGTTTCGCCCATGTTATCCTTCTATTTCTGTTCTTACTCTTATGAAGCCTGCACCAGCTCGTGTCACTGGCCCACGCTTAAACTCCTTCCAGTCTATGCCAGGCCTGTTGCCAAATCCTTCTACAAAGTCTCCATACTTCACCTGTGTTGTCGCAAGTTCTCCCTGACTATCCCATGCGATGTGAGTTATCAACCCGCTTGTTGGCACAGGATGAAAGCCCCCAAACACTCTGTCTTCCATGGCCCGGAAACCCAAAGCATCATATCGTCTTTGAATCATCTCTGCTGCTTTGGCATTGCAACTTTCCAGATTGTTCCATGCTCGTGCATCATAGAAAGTGATATCAGATTGAACAACTTCAGGGCAACCTTCCCCAACATAGAAAGTGTAGCGGTTGCTGGCCTGAACTATCTCCCAAGGCTCAAAGCCAGGATGGTCAACTCTTTGGCCTGCGAGAAATTTGCCAACTGGCTCACCGCCCCATTCGCCAAGCAGGCCATCTACCAACGCAGAAACAAGATTATGTGTGCGGTCATCTTTTACATCGTACATGAAAGAAAGCTCAAGCAAAGGCGGGTAGAATCTACATTGATGCAAAGCGGTGATACTTGTGTCATCAATTAGACCTTCCTTGTGCTTACGCAAAGCTGCAAGTGCTGGCCCAACTTTTGTGCGTGCTTTCTGAATAGCAAGTATCCTTGCCAACTGGTTTATAACTTCCTCTGACTTTGCTCTTTTGATAAACCTCGTCAAATCATCGTTGCGAGCGATGCGGTCTTCATTGCTCAGTTTCTCTTCCCAAATTCCCTGCAACTCTTCGTCAATCAATTTGTTTACTTCTGGCGAAAGTGTTATGGGTTCATCCTCTGGCGGTGCAGCAATCTCTTGAGTGGCAAGTTTGGCGTCTTGCAAAGTCACATCGTATTCCAACAACCTATTCCATTCTGCCATCGCCGCACTCATACTCTTCCCAGCAGCTTTGGCCCGCTCAATCAAATCCTCATCCTCAAGAGCATTTGGGTTCGTCGCAACTATGCCCATCGGCTGTTTGAACTTCAAAATCAAATGTTTTTCATCTATCCCAGCAAGAAGGTCGCCAGCATCCTCATACAGCACATTCCTGAACAAACCTTTGAATTTGTCTTTCTCCTTCTTAGCTTCGTGCCAAGTGCCATATACCCGCAGAGGAACATCGTACAGTTCATTTGTCTTAGCATCCAGCACCACGCGTGTTTTCCTAATTGGGACATAATTTTTCCAGCCAGCTGCTTGGAACCATTTGAATGCACAGGTCTTGAGAATCTTCTTGCGCTCCTCTTTGTAGGAACTCGGCAACATGTCGTCAAACATCTTGCCATCTTTCCCGTCGAAGTTGTTCAGAATCTGCATGCGCAGCTTACCTTCCAGATAAGCCCATTCACGCAAAGCAACTCTCAACGGCACAATCTGGCCTTCTCTGAATTTGCCGCTTGGCTCCTTCCCCCATTGAATAACTGGCACCCAATCTCGTATTGTTGTCTCACGCACAATCGGATTGCCAACTACCATCGCAGCTGGTGGTTTGAAATTGAATGATTGCCCAACTTTACGGTCACCTCTGAGATTCCATAACTCAAATGCTGGGTCGTATGCGCCTTCTTGGTCTTGGTAAAAAATATCTACATCGCCATCATAGCGCAAGCTAAGATACAGGTTGTAATCACCAAGGAGCTTGGCCAGAGAGTCAGCTGCATTCTCTCCATCCCATACCACATCTATTGGGAACTCCTGCTCCAGTTTTTTTGGCCAATAAATCACCTTGCGTGGCGGCAATAATACTCCATCACCACCAGCTTCCGGGTCAAAAAATCCAGGGGCTTCATACAATCGCTTTGCCTTCCCACTCTCTCCTTCTTCTATATACTCCCGTGGCGGCAAGTTGGCTACGCAATATTGAATCAACTCAATCAAGCTGTAAGGCCTGCCCCTCTCGATGCGAATCGTGCGACGTTCATATTTGATGCCAAATAACAGCAAGCCTTGACCTTCTACGTTCCGAGTGATATTGAATCGTCCATTTACAACGCCACGATACTGCCACCAAATTCGCTCGTCAACTATATCAACTCGCATACTGGATTGCTCTGATGGTGGCTCAAGGCTCGCTTGTGCTTTCTCCTTCGCCATCGGCTGGCCAATTTCCAGACCTTCTCGTTTTTCAGATTCTTGAATTTCTTTGATTCCTTGAAGGTCAACAAACAAAGGCCCATAACTGAACGAACCATAAGGGCTGCGCAAATGCAGATAGCCAGGAAGGCCAAACCCAACTCCCTTCACAGCAGCCTCGCCAACTAACCTTGCTGTCGTTGAAAACTGTCCTTGTAAAGTTCCAGATAGTGGCCTCTCAGCTTTCTCAATTGCTTCTGCTGCGAAGGCAACGGCACCAACTTCTTCCTTTGCCAAGGTCACTTCTCCTCTGTCCGGCCTTACACCAAGGCTCTTGGAGAATCTGGCAGATGCGCAAGTGAAGCCTTGAAAGAGAATTGCAATGTTGGTGCGCTTTGGAACAGCATCTATCTCAGTGGGTGGGCCTTCTCCCTTCAGATAGTATTCCTTCACTTTGTCAGGTGTTTCTGTTTGCCCTGGCGGCATTATCTTATCTCCATGGGTTGAGGAATCTTCCCTTTGGCCCAACTAAGGATGACGGAAAGACTGGAGTGCCCTTCGCAATGTCCAGTATCGTCGCAAGCAAATAATCTGCTCCGATGGTTGGGATTATCTGCTCCTCGTACAAAGCTCTTTTGTAAATTTCCTTGTATCGCAATCGGAATGTGCGTGGGCTGCCATCTGGATGCGTGCGGGAAACAGCGATGTCAAATTCTGTTGCTCCACTCTTCCCAAGTTTGCGCAATTTTTCCTTGCTTGTAGATGAGTTGCGTGTTTTCGACCTTGGCCCGCTTAAAGCTGTCGCTCCCATACCAGGCCTGGAAGGAATTTTCAGGCCTTGGATAAGTGGGCCTTCCATCTCACCAGTTACAACTATCACAAAAGGTCGTATCTTGCCATACATCTCAAGAGGAAGTAACCCAGCTGTGCGTGGAAAGAAGTTAAGCACCTGTCCACCACCTGATACGCTAATTGTTTCTGTCCAAGTCTCGACTGAGCCACCGCCTGGTTGGTTAGTTGTCTTCTTCCCATACACAGCCCTACCAGTCCAGCGGTTTTGGTCTGGCTCGTGTGTGTACTTGATACTCTGTAGCTCATCCTCAGTGGTCTCTTCTGGTGCAAGTATATAGGCGTCAATTATTGTGAGCGCTGCTTCTTTGTGGCCTCTGACTGTCGCAACTTTCTCTTCTCTTGTGCCACCTGGGCCATCTTCTTGAATCAAATCCGTTGCTCTATTAACATCAATTACTGGCGCGCCATATCCCTCGCCTTTGACTGTTCCACGCTCTGCAACAACATCTATCCTGAAATGAATATGGTTGGCCAGAGTCCCAGGCGTGCCAGTTGGGATTATGTTCTCAAACCTTGGAGAAGCAACATGGTCAGAACGTTTCAACTCCAACACAGTGGTTGTGTCTCGGATGTAGTAAAAATCCATCAACCCATATTCTAAGTGTTCCTTAATTGCATCAAACTCGTTCCAAATCTCTGTTGGCTCTGCAACAAACCAGCAATCAAGGCTTATACGCTCGACAACTCGCATAATCTTGCCAGCGCCATCATAGACATACTCTCTTTGCGGGTTGGTTAATGGATTTGGCCTTCCTGGCAGGACGCCAAACTCAAATATTTGCCCCGCTTTACTTATGCGAATCTTATCCATTACTCTACTCCTGGCCCTCCCAGCCGTCTCTCTTAATTATCTCATCAATTACAATTCGCGCTGTCCTTTCATCAATAGTTGGGACAGCGTCATCTGGGAATGCCGCACCTGAGTATATTCGGCCTATCATCGTTTGGAAGATTCCCGCTTCATCGTTGGTGAGGGTACTTTCCCAAACATCATTGAGCTGCGAAATCTGAAGATTCATCTCCGCATCTTCGTCACCTACATAGGCTACATCAGCTTGGATTCGCAGGCTCCCTCCAAAGGCGCCATAAGCAGTAGCAACTATTACTCCGTTGCCATCCCTCTGCCCCTCAGCAACTTTGAACTCTTCCGTGCGACTGCTGTGCGTGAATACCTCTAAGAGAAGAGTTGTGCCTGTTGGGTTGGTAAGCCTGGTGTACAACTTGCCTTCACTGCTGATGTTGGCACTGCTTTCGCCAGTCAAGACAATATTCGTAAGAGCTGTACTTGTGGTGGTCAAATCTCGCTCCAGAAGTAGCTCAACCCCCAAATCCAAACTTCTGAAAGTAGCTCCAAGACGCAACCTGTTAGGTGCTGCGCCAGTTAGACCGCCAGTCAACTCAAACTCTTCCAAAGTGCCTGTTATGGTCTTGACGCAACGCAATTTTATTTTTTCGTTGCGCACATACGGATAAGCAACTCTGCTCGTTTGGGCAAAACTTCCTACTGGCGATGCTACTCCTGATAGAGCAGGGAAAGTCACTGCGTTCTCTTGAACGCTTTCAACGTCATCTATCATGAAATCAATCAAATCTTGCAACACACCTGACTTAGATACAACAACTTCACCACCAGCCTGGACTGTTTCTGTAGGAGTCCAAACGCCTGCTTCGCCGCTATCTATTAGGATAGCAACCAAAACCAGCCAGAAGTTAGAATCCATATTGCTGAGCATGCTGCTGTTGATTCCGCTCAAAGTTGCCGAAATGCCCTCAAGGATGTTTTGTGTTCCTGTGTCAAGGTCGCTCTGCGCATCTGCCCTGTCTTTGTCTGAATTATCTTTGAGCCAGCTATCTGTTTGACGTGGCCAGGCAATGTCAAGAATCAGCTCGCAGGTTGTGTCGTCAATTGTCCATACAATATCTACAGAGCCTGTTAGCCCGGAATTGTTTTTCTCAGTGAGGCCGATTGTGCCGCTGGTCGCAACTATCTGGCCACTGGCCACAAGGTCACCCGGAGCTTTGGCAGCGTCCTTGAACACCTCAACTTGATAAGGCCCACCAGGTGCCCCCAAATCAACCAGCTCCGCATAGAGCTTCCCGTCAACGTCAGTGTTCGCTCCACGCTTGACCCCAGTGAAAGCCCAATTGGACATCTCTGCGCCACTGAGGATTGTCCACACCTTGCTTGCATACAAGGCCATAACCTCAGCCAAATAGTTCACTCGCCTTCTTGTGCCAAGAAACCAGCCCAACCTCTCAAAGATGGTCGTGTAATCAATCGCCATTACTGCCTCCTATCGTCTGTAAAGCCTATTCTTAATTTCCTGGTCAAGCTTGGCTGCGTTACTTTCAAGCACAGTATCTATTTCAGATAGCCTTGCAAATGTGGCTTCTTTGGCATCATCAAATGCTTTGTCAACTGCTTCCTTGGTTGCAATCCCGGTCTGTTGAACTGCCACATTAATAACTGGCTCAACATTGACTACTGCTTCGATTGGTGCAGCTCCACCACCAGCCAATCCAGCAGCAAGACCAGCACCAGCTCCAAGTGCTGCGCCAATGGGCCCGCCTGTGAGCCCACCAATTACTCCTCCAAGCACCGCACCAACTCCTGGAGCACCGATGGACTCGACAATCCAAGCAGCTGCCTTCAGGAGAGGAGTAATTACTGTCATAGCAACCTTGGCAACAGCCATCAGAACCTTCAATGCCGGAATAACCGCAGCCAATAACACATCTGTTAAATCCTTCAGGAAATTTATTGCATCTGATATGAAACCAGTGACAGCTTCTTGGTTTGTCTCTGCCCATTGCGCAATTTCTTGTAACTTCCCGATGATAGTGTCTGTGAAGGCAGTGAGCGCCGGAGATGTTGCAATCATTTTGGCAATTGCGCTCTTGAAGTTTGCCCAAGCTGCTGTAACTCTCGACAAATGGTCTGTGGCAGTCAACTGCTCTTCGCCAATCTTCTTAACCTTCTCACGAGCTGATTCCATCGTAGCATTGTAAAATCCTTGCTTCTTTTCTGCATCAGTCAAATCCTCAACTGTCTTGCCCAGTGTCTTCGCATATGTTTCATATGCCTTTTCTGTGTCAACCAACAAGCCAAGGTTGTCAAGAATCATTCTTGATTGGCGGCCAATGCCAATGACCAAATCCTGAAGGGCCATGACAGGGCCACGACCAACTGCCCTTCCGAGTCTCTGCGCTGAATCGGCAAGCTCTGCCATCTCCTCTCCGGTGCCTGGCAATCCGAGTTGGAGAGCAAAGTTGATATTCCGCATAATCGTAAGGTCATCAACTGTCCCATCCAAAGCAGCTCTTACCTTTGTAAGCATTACATCTGCGCTCTCTCCGGCTGCTTCAGTTAAACCTCTGAACGCTTGCGCCACTCCAATCTCTGCGCCACCAGCAGCTGCCAAACCCCAAAGACCCCTTATCACTCTCCCAATAGTTCTGTCGAAAAGACTCATTGCTGCGTTGACGCCTGTAATAACGTTTCCAAGATTGCCCCATTGGGAAGCAAGAGAAGATGTAGCTTTTGCGGATTCTTTTGTAGCTTTGATTGGTGCCTTGGCGAGTCCTGTCAATTCATCTTTGATAGCCAAAAAAGCGCCTGAGGTTGCCCCAACCCCTGTTGCCTTAAAATGAATGGAAACTTCTTCAGCCATTGCTACCTCTTCTTTGCCAAGTCTTGAATCTGCTTCTCAACTTTATCTTCTTCCTTTTTCTTCTTCTCCCCAAGATGATGCCGCACAACCTCTATCAGCATAAGCAATCTCGGATTCTGGTCACGTATGCCACCGGTGTCTGGGAGTTGCCTGAGTGAAAGAGTCTGTAAGTCAAGACATTGGTTTGCGAGCTTGAGGCCAAGTAATGCCTCTGGCTCCCAGTCAAATGCTCTTGCACAATTCTCACACGGGGGTTCCTCTCCACGCTTGCGCTCTCTAAGTTTATGACCTGTCTCTTCATCAATCAACCATTTTCTGCATTCTTCGCAGTTTTCAACGGGCATAGTTGTTCCATTAATCAGGACTTCTATGCCCTCACTGAGTTTTTTAATATCATCTCTTCCGGCGAGTGTGCAGAGATGAATCCTGCCGCCAGCAAAGTCAGATTCTGCATGCCCTGGCCTTCCTTGGCATTAAAAACTTTGACCCAACCTTCCTGCGTGCTCGCATCCAGCCCTTCCTCTCCACCAAGAGTCTTAACAATCTTCCCTCTCATGGTGTTGGTTATCAGCTTGTGTAGTTCAAGAGCCAGCCGCATTTGCTGAAGGGTATATTGCTCCAGACGCTCTCCATAATCAACTGGAATCTTCTCAGCTGGCATTGATTCCAACAGAGCTGCCTTTGCTTTCAGGCTTTCAAAGGCTTTTGCTTTCGCAGCATAGCGCATTGAAAAGTCTGTCAACTCCCCTTCCTTGCATTTTTCCAGCACCAGAGTAACTTCCTGGCCCGGAACCTCAAACTTGAACACATTGTTTTCCATCATCACTACTCCCTTCTGCCTTGACTCATTACGGAGTCATATCAGCTAAGTCCAACCACATGACAAGCGGTTCAATGACTCCACCAGCATCAGTAGATTCTCCGAGTGCTTCAAAGTCGCTGTCGAAATCATCAAACTTCCCATCTGTGAATGCTGGCGGTTCCCCTTCAAAGTCAACTGCGTGAAACTCAACTTCAAAAAACTCATCTCCAAGACTGTACTTGGCCTCAAGTTCCTTGACATCGACTGGGTCTTGGTCTGCGCGTCTGAAAAAGTCATCCATCTCGTCAGTGTACTTGCTTTTGAGATTCCCTTTCACTGCCAAGAATGCTTCTTTGACGTGCTTGAGCGGATAGTTGCTGTTGCCGTGAAATCCTTCATACTCGTGTGTCATCGAAAACATGAAACTTCTCACAGACATCTCGACATTGTCCTCAACAGTCAACACGACTGATTCTCCGTCTGAGTATGTTACATCAACTGAACCGCTCAGGCCAGAATCATTTACTGCCACAAGTGCCAAAGTTCCATCACTAACTTTTGTCCCTTCAGCCACTTTGTCTGCTGCGGCCTTTGCAGAGTCTTTGTACACTTCAACTTTACGAGTGCCAGCTGCATCAGTCAAATCCGCATATAACTTTCTCTGCGAGTCTGTGTTCTGATACATGACCACGCCAGCAAATATCCAGTTATCCAGCTCATCATCTACATCGCCAGATTCTGTTACTATCTGCGAGCCAGGCATGTCTGTCAAGCCAAATCTCTTGTGGCAATAGACATCGTATTGAGTTGGGACGGTGAAGAGCAGAGGGTCAAGGTCGTCAGTCAACTCTTTGCCATAGATTGAGACGGTGGCACGCAGCGAACTCTTCTCAATTGACTCAAAGCTCATCTCTGTTATGACACAATCAACCAGCCGTCTTGTCTTCTTTCCATCTTCCCACCAGATAGTAAGAAACTTGTCGAAAGTATTTGCTAAGTGTTCATATGCAAGCTGTTTGACTTCCAGCACCACGCTCTCGCCGTCTGTCCAAGCAACTACTACGCTGCCGGAGAGTCCTGAATTGTTTTCCTGTGTGAAGCTAAGTGCCCCATCGGCATCTCTCTGTCCTGAAGCTACAAGGCTCAATTTGCCAGAGTCCTTGTATATCTCTACCTTGTAAGTCGTGCCGCTTGGATTTGTCAGGTCAACGTAGAGTTTATTGTTTACGTCTGTGTTGTGTTTTGGGATGGCTCCGTTGAGAATCCAGTTATCCAGCTCATCATCTACATCGCCTGTCTCAACTATCTGCCCTTGCACTTGCCTACTGACGCTTGCTCCGTAGAGAGTGGCAAGGAGCGCTGGCAGACTTCTCCGAGTGGGAAGGATTGTTGCTGTAACTTGTGGGTCAAAGGCCATTGGGATTCTGCCTTGCTTCGGCTTTGCGATTGTCCCATAACTTCCGGCGATGTCTTCAATTGTTCGACCTCTTGTCCAGCCGCCATTGGTTGCCCACAATGTTTCCAAGACGTTGGCTGACTGAGCTGCCACTCCTTCTTTCGACTGGACAGCTATGGCAAGCCTGAACTCTTTGCCACATCGAATTGCTGTCATCTGCTTTGCCATTCTTCCACTCCTTCCACTAATAAGTTACAAAGTTATGTTCTTCAACCTCAAGCGCAATTTCGCAATAATTGCAGAATATCTCTCCAAAGAAAGCATAGCCTACAAGCCTAACTTGCGGAGTCTCTTGTACAATTTCAGAGCAAACATTCCAGATGGTTTGGTTGCCACGCAGAGCAGTCCTTATCAAGTCTATCATGACGTTCAACTCTGTCTCTGTATCTTTCTCGTCATTGAAGCTCAAGTATCCTTTTATTAAAAACGTATGAACTGCGATGTATCTGACCTGCGCCAATGGGCCATTCTCCACCACCCCTTCTCTTCCTATCATCCATGTGTTGATTCTCTGTCTCTTCCCAGATAAAATCTCAGCAAACAATTTCTTCACAACAGCTGGGTCATTGCTCCAACGGCTGCGCTTGTACACATGGTCTAACTCTGTGATTGCCCCAAGCACTGCCTGGATTTCTTCAAGTTTACCTTCAACCCATTCGGACATATCGACCTCATGACTTTGGTTTCATTTTACTCACAAACTTCTTTGTGTGCTTCTCAAAAATTCTCCGTAGAACTCTTGCTGTCTTGCTTGCCTTTGCAACTTTCTTGAACATATGCACAGGCAAAGTCCCGACCTGAAAAATCTTCAGGGCTATTTTGGTGGCCACTATGTATCTCTGTTTCTTTTTCAATTTCAGCTTTCTTTTTGCCCATCGAACTATTGGGTTGAGCGGTGGCCAATGTGGCGTCTGACCCTCTTCGACTGGCTTAGCATATTCGAGAGGAGAGAATACACGACCATAAGCCCAAGAAGTGCCAGCACCTTTTACACTATGCGAAATGGAACCACGAAGATGTCCACGGTTGACAGGCGTGCCTTTCGCAACCTCTTGCTCAATATACAATCCGCCTTCATTAAGCGCATCGGCAATTGCCCTGAGAAATTTCCCTGGAGCTGTGCCCTTTGCTATCTGACCTTTGGAAGTTACCTTAATGTCAAGTTTGAATGCCATGTTATCTATGCCGCCTCAGATGAAACAATTTCTCTTCTCCCCAAGCAAAGTCTATATCCAAATCCTTCTCGCCATAAGCCAACTCTCTTCTACCAGCTTCAAGCGCAACCTTCTCCCAGTTTGCGAGAGTTGTGTCTGCCAATTCTCTATACTCCTCTGACTTTGTTCTGTAGTCAACTATGTCGCCTTCAAGGGATGGTGTTGATGTATTCGCATAATAGAAGGCAAGAGCCTTGGCGCAGTAATGAGCACAGAGTTGAACAAACGGCTCAACCAATCGGCCTGGAATCTTCGCAAGTTCAAAGCTGCTGACACCTTTCACTCTCTTGGTGTAGAGAATCCTGAATGCGTTGTTGGCTCCTGGGGCAGACTGGAATTGGAGCACTCTATCATATGCAGTCAAGACAACCTCTTCACCGTTTGAATAGGCGACGTCAACTGTTCCAGAGAGCCCTGAATTTCTTTTCTCTATGAGCGTCAAAGTCCCGTCGCCAATTTTTGTCCCTTCCGCAACTTTGTTTTCATCTGCTTTTGCCGAGTCGCTGAAGATTTCAACTTTCCGAGTTCCGGCTGAATCTGTAAGAGTCACATACAGCTTCCGGCTTGCATCTGTATTGAAACCAAAGACGATACCGCTCAAGTTCCAGTTGTCCAGCTTATTGTCTACATCGCCAGACTCCAAAACCGACATCTCATTCTCCGCAATCTCATAATCATCATGCGCGAGAAGGAATGTACGTGGGGCTTGGTCTGTTGGAAATTCTATGGCACGCAACTCCGAGAAATCCTCATCCCAATCATCTGGCAGTTGGAAGATTGCACTGGAATCAGTTGGTGTAACTTTCTGAACTGCCTTTCTTGGAATCTCCTTGTTGAAGTGCTCTGCTGCTTGAGCGATGCAATTCTCGATGTCATCTGGCTCAAGTTTCTGGTCAGAATCCTTGATGAGCGTTGCTATCTTCTCTTTAATTTCTTCCAAAGTTGCCATGACTTCCTTCTTTCAGTTAGATGCCCGACAACTAATGCAGTTCAGCTTTCACAAGATGGATGCCAAACACAACTGCGTTGACCTTCACTTCGTATGCAATTCTCATATACTTCCCGCGCACAGCGTTTGGCGGGACATGTGTGATGGCAGCTGCTGCCAAGGCCAAAGATTCATCACCTGTGTTTGAATACTTGTTCGCATCGTCTATCCATGCATCCTGAAGTTTCACATCCAATGTGCCTGCTGCTCCTTTGTCAGTAATCTCGACAAAGACTTGAGACGCATCCTTGTCGATGGCGCCTATGAGGATTGGATTGCTAACTCCTGCACCTACTGCCCTTGATGCGACAGGGAGAACTGTACTCACACTCTTGGTTTGCTGCCCCACATCCAACTCCTTTCCTTCCCCTTTTAACCAAACTTATACTCTTTGCTCTCTTGTCAAAGACTCTCAGCAAGAGTCCTTGAAGGAGAGCAATGAAGCTCTCCTTTGTCTCCTTCTATATAGCTGGTTTCTTGTACTGGTACAAGACCTCGACAGCCTTGACCGGGTCAATAAGTCCTGTGCCCTTCTGGTCACTTTTGTATACCAGGACTTCTCCAGCTGCCACCTGGCGATTGGCCAGAGTAGCGCTGACTGTCAGAGCAACGGGCTTCAGGGCCACCCAGTCAGCAGCAGCTAACTGCTCAGGCCCTGTAGCAACTTCGGTTGTCCCAACACCGAGAGCGCCGACATTCATCACCTTTGCGGTGAAGTTGTTGTCGTCCACCCCAGCCAGAGCTGCATCAGGGATGAGATTGACTTCTTTTACCTCAATGTCATCACCTGCCTTGAACAGCGGATACTGCTTGTCTGTGCCAGCCGCTGTCTCCGGTATCCTGACCACCTTCTTGTGAAGGCCAGGAATATCATACAATGCTTCTTTCCCCATCTAACTTACTCCTACCAAAGACTTCAAAGACCAAAACCACCACACAAGAACAGTCGGAAGGAGAGAAGGCATCTGCCCTCTCTCCCCTGCTGACTCTCCTATCCAGCCGCCACGTTCTTGTAGAATCCTCTGTAATCCAGGACAGCAAAGCCCCAGATGTGCCTTATCTTGTAGGTTATTTTGTCAGCTGTGAAAACTGACCCTACATTCGGCTGGTCTTGAACGAACAGCTCTGGGTCTTGCTTGCCTTGATAGAACCCAACCTCAATTGTGTTAATCATGGCGGGGTCAGCTACCGCAACCCAGTCTGTTGCATCAGTCCAGTAAGGCACTACGATGTAGCCCTTGAGATATGTTGAGTGAATGTTCGGAACTGTTGCATCCTTGTTGGAGATAACCTCCACAGCTGACTTCAGCAGCTGGAATGCAACATCCTCAAGGTCTGGCGGAATAACCAGACGTGCTGGAACATTCATCATGCCCAAGAACTCGTCAGACTGCCCGTAAGGCTGCTGCTTCTGCATGGCCTTCCTGACAAGCATCAGGTTATCAGAACTCAGCACCTTGGTGTCTGTGTTCGCGTGGTCAGCGTGGAACAGTGTCTTGGTGTCATAGATGGTGGGGTTGAGTCTGAGGATGTCGAAGATGGTGCGATAGAGAGTCAGAACAGCAGCTCTTCCGAGTTTTATGGGAATCTTCTTCAGAGCGCCGATGTCGTCATTCGCAATCATCTCCATCGTCAAGTCTTCCAAACCGCCACGTTTCTTGATTTGGAAGGTTGCCTGCTCGTCAGTAGGTGAAGTCAGCGGTTGGTAAGTTCCCTGCTCAGGAACTTCCGGCAGCGTTCCATAGCCACCCATCCTCATGCGCGGATTGACACGGAAGTCCTTGATGTTGCTGATTTCTGACACGAGCTGTCGCCAGGTATTCAGGTCATCAAGTTTGTATTCCCGCACCATTCTGCGGTGGATTGAGTCGCCAAGGATTTCCGCAAAGTCTGAAGTCTTGAGGGACTCAAGCACTCTGCTCCTGCCTTGCCCTTCCTTCATATAGGAAGGAACAAACATCACAGCCTCAGCCAGCACATCTCTGACCTCAAAGTCTCTCCTTCCAGTGATTACAGCGAATGCGTGCTGTATCCCTCTGAACGGAGCAACGTTGCCCTCAACAGGCACGCCGAGCATTGCGTCCATCGACAGCTGGAACTTGTCTCTCTCGCTTTCCTGAAGCTCAGCCCTGGCAACGGCTATGCCGCTGCCCACTGACTGCTCAATCGCAGCAAGAGCTTTTCTTTCAGACTCGATGAGTTTCGTGGCTACCTCAACATTTGATTCAGCCAACTGCTCTGCGAGCTTTTCCTGGAAAGGCTTGGGCAGCTTGGATTCGGTGATGAGCAGTTTGACTTTCGCCTTCTGCTCTTCCTTGCGAATCTTCTGAAGCTCATCTCTGTCTTTCTTGGCATCTTCTTGCAGCTTGGCGACAGATTCTTTCAGGCCCTTCACTGTCTCATCTTCGGCAAGGTCTTTGCCCTTGAGCGCCTTCTCAACCAGCTTCTTGGTTTCCTCAACAGAAACCTTCTCGCAAGCCGTCTCAAGTTCTGCCTTTTGGGCATTGCTCAACTTAGCTTCCGAGATGAGCTTTTTGATATCGGCAACTCTGGCCTTCTCTGCCTCTTCTTCTTCCAGCTTCTTCAGCTGCTCCTGCATCTTCTTGACTGCCTCAGGGTCAACCTTACCCTTGTTGTCGTCATTGCCTTCTCCGGCTTTCACCGGGCTGGGATAAGGATACTTCTTTTTCTTATCCATCATGTCCGCAGCCTTTGCTGGCGCTGGATAAGGATACTTGGCAAGGTTGCTGATAAGGTCGTCAACCATCGTCATGGCCTTCTTGGTGTCGCCACCTTTCAGCGCATCACGCAGGGCACGGAGAATGATAGGTAGCTTGGACTGCTCAACCAGCTCCTTGTCTTCTTCGGCCTTCTCGACTGCCTTGTCAACAAGCTCAACCATCTTCTCTTCGGTCAGCTCTCCAATGCCCTCAAGCAACTTCCCTTCCAGGAAGTTCTTGCTGAACAACTCCTTGAGCTTTTTCTTCAGCTCTTCCATAACTTCTGCTCCTTCTATTGAAGCAACCAAACGCAAAATCTTCCCACCAGCCGCAGGGCTGGTAACAGCGGTCACTTCGTGAACTTTCTCAATGCTTACTACCTTCTTGACTATCCGGCCTTTGTGCGGATAGTCTGTAACAATTCCTTCAGCATCAATTGAAAATCCAAGCATACTCGGATTCCCGCTGTTGTAAGCATTGACAAGTTTCTGTCGAAGCCAATCCTCAATGCAATGGAACTCCGCAAGGAGCCCATGACGTTTGTCTCCCTCTGGTGAGGTGTATTCCCCAAACCTAACGTTGCGGAAGTCGCCAACCAAATTGCGCGCAAGGCCATCTGGCATGACTTGTCTGACTCTCCAAGGCAGGTGGTTGTAATTCTTGTCGTGCGCTCCTGCCTTGAATTCATAGGCAAAACACTGACTTCCCTCAAATAAGTCCTTTGCCCCAGACAACACCTCTTTCGGATAGAACTTGTTGTTCAAAGAAAGACCAACATCAATCAGAACAACATCCCATACTCTTCCCTGCTCACCCCCTTTCTCAATCAATAGGACAGATGCCTCTGTCAACAGTTCAGTAAACTTCACCACATTCTCCTTTCTTTTTTACGTCGTGACTGGAGCTGCTTGGCTCTTCTCTACCTGCCAAAAATCCGCTTCTGGGCTCTCTCTTTTGAATACCCAGACGCCTTCTAACTTTCCGCTGAATCTTATCTTTTTGAAATCAGGTTTACTGTCGAGCACAAGCATTTTGCCGCTTGCCCATGGTTCAATCCATGAGCCAGTTTCTTTTGTAGGATTGCCTGGTATGGTTCCTGGCTTGATGAATCCAGTCAACTTCTCATCGTGTGCCATGTCCTTATCTGGGGAATGAGCTGAGACTGTATCATGCTCCAGCGGGTCAAGGTCAAGCTCAAAGTGTTCCTTCTTCCCGTCAAGCAGGAATAGGTCAAAATGAAACTCGCTGGCTCCTGCTCTCTTCTTCTGCCCTATTTTCGCAAACCAATGGTAGTTGAGAACGTACCTGCCTTGCTGCGCTTCCTTCAACTGCTCGTCATACTTCGGCAAATCAATCTCATCTTTCTTCAGCAGCTCAACCAACTCATCACGCATCATCATCGCTTCTGTTGGTTTCTTTGCGTTCCAATACTTCAGCGTCGTTGGAACAGCATCACGCGTGACTTTCGGAAGAGCAGACTTACCCAAAGGCGGCATCCATTTTTTCTTCACTGCTTCATCCGAGAGCACATATGGCGTCTGGTCTATTGGCTTGATGGTAAACCACTTGACGCCTGATACCTTCTCTTCTGATGGCGGGATGATTTGCTGCTCTTCGCAGTTGTCAATAAACATCTTTGATTCAACAACAAAACAATCTTTGAACAGCTCATCAGGCAAAGATTCCAACAGCTCCCTATCCATTGCCCCGATGCTTTCTTCAAGACCTTCTTCATCAAACAAATCTGGATGAAGAATGAGATGCCGCTGGAGCGCCTTATCCTTTTTCAGCGCCTCACCAAAATCTGCCTTCAGTTGACGCATCACAACCTTGTAGTCAAGCGCCTTCCCGTTGAAGAAGTATTCATGCGACCATGGTTTCTGCGCTCCGTATTCAATCTTGCCCTTATCTATTATAATAAATACACCTGGGAAATTCTTAGTGGCTCCTACCTGACCTGGCTCGACAACTCCTTCAAACGTCATCCACTCAATCGGCTCAGGCGCTTTCTTCTGCGTCATTATTGTAACATTGACAGGAGTTGTTTGGCCTTTTTTCAATCTCTTCTTCCAGATTCCTGTCTTCCAGTTTATCTTGAAATACTTATCAGGGCTGGCTTCCTTTTGAACAGCATCCTTGGCTGTTAGGACTGGCTCAGCAACTATACCAGGCATTAGGTCGTCAAGAGTCCAACCAATGAGCATGCCTTTCAACTTGCTATCAAATCTCACATCGGCATGGCAGCCCTTTCCACGCCAGTGATGATGCACCATATATTTGAGAGCCTTGTCTTCATCCGGCACGAGCAGATATGGGTCACCCTGCTCAGCCAAGAACATCTTTTGAATCCTTGATTTGCTCACAGAGGAGATTGCGCCTGGTGTGCGAATCTTCTTGAAGTAGGACATCTGGAATTTCTTGACATTCTTCTTACGCTTCGCAAGCAAGCTCTCCCAATCCAGTTCACTTTCATCTTCCGGGACAACAACAAGAGTCTTACACTTCTTCGCCAACTTATCAAGCAAACTCTCCAAATCTCTCGCTGAGTTCTTGTTGTATCGGAATGTGTCTTGGATAAGGATTGAATTGCGCGTCTTGTACTCGGAGAGTGCGGGCCTGTAGATTCCTTTCTTCAGCATCGGTGGGTCAAGCAGAATAACATCTGCCTCAGGAATTTCCATCGAGAATGCATCCAAATTTGTTATAGTTCCCTTCCCGCCAATTTGCTGAATAAGGTTATTCACTTCAAGAATGGAGCTTCTCAGCATTGCTCTGCTCTTATCTACATCCTGATAATACCAATTGGAAGCAATGCCTGTGTGCGTGCCTCTGAAGAATCTCCCAAGGAAGGAGACAACAGCTGCCATTGCTGCGTTGTGTTTCTTCTCCTTACCTTTGAATGCCTCTTGGATATTGAGAACAGCACTGTCCACAAACGCTCTCAAGACTTTATTCTGCGGGTGCTGTCCTTTGTAATGAAGCGTGAACCATCCTTCCCTCTCTGGCGGGAAAAGCAACGCCTTCATATCTTCCGAGTCAAGGCCAATGCCTTCAAAAATTCCTTTGGCAAAGAAATAGGCATATGGATTGAAGTCGTTTCCAACAACTGCCATTCCTCTTCTTGCAGCCTCAACTAAGACAGACGCTGTGCCGCACATTGGGTCGAATACAACCTTTGTGCCTTGCGGGAATTTGTTGACAATGCTTCCGGCAAACTTCTTGCGCGAGTGGATGTATGCAACCTCTTTCAACTCCTCAGTTGAGGCAAACATAATGTTTCTCTTCGCCGTCTCAACCAATTGCAGATTCTTGATGATGGTTTGTGCCCCTTTGATGTATTGGTATTTTTTCGGAGTGTGCCACGGGAAGAAAGACTCAATCTCATACGCATATAGTTCATCTTTGTCCGGCCACCACTTCTTTCTTTCTGCCTCAGAGATTTGGTGCCTGTTTCGGAGCTTGGCAAACTCAGCAAGTGTAATCTTCTCTGGCGGTTTGAACTTGATGATTCCATACACTAAGTCAGACGCAAGAAAGTGCGGATGCTGCGACAGGATGTGGAACTCTTTTGCTTTGATGAGCAAATCCTTCTCGCCATTCCAAAATAACTCGCCATGTGGCGGCACAAGATAAACTCCATCCTTCACCGCGTGCTCAGGAAGTGCCAGAACTTCACCATCATCAGGCAGCAGAATCTCCTTGTTTGGGAAGGCCTGTTGGAGCAAATCAATTATCTTCTGGTCATCCGTCTCAACTGATTGCTTCCCTTGATGTATGAAAGCAGCCGAATGGACACCCATGTCTTGGCACCATTTGAGTTGCTGCTTCATCGAAGCATGTCCAACATCTTCGCCTTCCGGCGATTGACCACGCAGGATTGGCCTTGTGGGCGATGCCCCATCGCCAATGTAAAGGTCGATGCCCCTCAAGTCTCTTTCGTCAAGGTCTGCCACATCTGGGAAGTAGCCAATTGTATAGCTCTTATCTTCCTTGTTTGGAATTGCGAGCTTGAAGCCAACAGTTGGCGCTTTGGAAGAATGCTCAACTGAGATAGCTGTCAAATCCCAACCAGGCGCAACTTCGACCTTCTTGCCTTCCTTCACAATTATCCTATTCTTCATAGGATATTTGTCTTTGGGAAGGAGCTTGTCTGTCTCAGCGGTCATGTAGACTGGGATGTCAATCTCTTCGCCTTCAAGCCCGCCAACATGGTCAGGGTGAGCATGAGTTAGCGCTATCCACCTGATGCTTCCTTCCGCAGCTGTCCGAACAGTGTCCAACTTCCCTTTCCAAGTCTCTCCAAAGTCAATCAGCCCGCCATGGTCGAGATGAACAACTTGAACAGCTGTGTGTCTCTTGTGTCCTGGTGACTCTTCTTCAATTTCGCCTTTTGTGCCGAGAAACTTGAGGAAGATTGTCTCAGCATTCTCTCGGAAGGTCTGCTTGCCTTCCTTATATCCGATGAGCCCAGCATCCTTTGCAATTGTTTCGACCTCTGCGAGCGTATTTGGCTCTGTTCTTGCTACCTTCCCATCATACACAGGCTCATAGAAATGAACACTGACCTTCCCTGTCTCTGGGTCTGTATACTTGTTGACTGTATGGAAGGAAAGAGCAAAGACATCGCCTGGGTTGAGTTTCTCTGTCGTTGAGTATGAAGTCCCAGTTCGTGAATACTTCTTCCCGCCAATCTCAATGACTGATGCTGGGTCAACTTTTGCTTCTGGAATCCTGATTGCGTAGTCATAGTTGAAGACAGTTGCGACCTTTGTTGGGTTGCGTTTGATAACCTTCCCAAAGACAGTCGCATATTTCTTCGCCTTGACCATATGCTTTGTTGCGCCAGTCAGAGGATAAGGCGCTGTTGCGCTCTTGATTATCGCTCCCTCTGATGCCTTTGCCTCCGAGACAGTCTTGATATGCTTTGCCAAGTCTGCTTCCTTCTCGGCAATAAGGGAAGGAACTCTGTTCAACATTTCATCGTCTGCCTTGAACTCAAGTTGCTCTCTCTTGATTGGGAACTTCTTGAGCTGCTCGTGGCGCTCCCCCCACGGCAAGTTGTGCAAGTCTTTTCCATCAAGATACAGAAGCTCAAAGACATTAGCAATGAGCCAACTCTCGTCAAGCTCCTCTTTCGACATCAGCGCTGCGGCAACTTCTTCCCTTGGTTGATGGACTCCATCTTCCCACCATTCCAGTTCTGCATCGAGTACAAATGACTTATGCGGAATCTTCTTCAGCTGCGCAACGAGCATAGGCAGCCTTGACGTGACGTCTGTACCACCGTCAGTCATAATCCTGACCCAGCCGTTATCCTTATTTAATATAATACGCATCCCGTCATACTTCTTCTCTGCGACAACGGGAAGCATCGCAGCTGCTTCCTTGACTGCTTCCGAATAGTCCCATGGCCCTTTCAGCTTCTTGCGTATGGCAAGCGCTTTGATTGCCTTTTGCGGATAGAAAAACCGCCTTGGCTCAATCTTGTCTGCCTTCTTCGATTGCCCTGCTTGGGCCATTGCTGTTGGCTCTCGTTTCAGAGCAGCAAGGATGACATCCATGTCATGGTTTATCCTCTCACACTTGAGCCGATATAGCGGGACTGAATTTGTAAATGGGCCATGAAAGCTGTCGAGATGGAAGGAGCATCGTGCTTGCAGCTTTGGGTCTTGAAACTGCCGCCAAAGTCTGAACTTAATAGGTCTTGTGATTTCGTCTGGAGCATCTTCCGGCCAAGCTATCAAGAAGTCAATGTCATTCTCAGTCTCTCCATTATTGGGCAATGAGCCAACCAACGAGATGAATCTGTCCCCAAGATAGAAGTCGCCAAACTTCGGCAAGCTCTTGAGTGTAATCTTCTTGCCCTTCTTCTCGCCAGAAGGATAGACTTTTGCCAAGTCTTGCTCTTGAAGCGCCATCGGTGACCTGTGTTCTCCTTCTTTCTCCATCTCTCTCTTGACGAACTCGTCAACTATAAGGTCGTGAGCTTTCTTCACGTCCTCAATTGGAATGTCTCTGCCCTTCTTCCACCATTCATAGAGCATGTGGGTGTGGTAGTGCATATTCAGCAGCGCTGAATTACTCTCCTTTCGGAGAGACTGTGGGCTGACTTTCGCAAGCTCCATACTACCCTCAGTTCAGTTTCTATCCTTCTTCTTTGACTCTCGGCACAACGACCTTCTTGAGCGATGAGCCATAGACTATAACAAAGCCATCCTCACGCTCCGCAGTTGCCTTCACGTCTTGGCCTTCAAAAAGCTCCAGTGCTTCTTCCATTGACTCGCACGGAACTATCTCTGGCTTTGATGCGGCAGCTGCTTCCTTCTCTGGTTCTGTAGGAGAATGGGCAGGCGCTTTCTCAACTTTCTCTTCTGCCTTTGGCTCCTCTTCCGGCACCGCTTCTTCCGGCGCTTTCTCCTCTTCCTCTTCCTCTTCAACTTTCTTCTTCTTGTGCGGCTTTCTCTTCATTACCGCTGCCTTCTTCTCCTTCTTCTTTGCCATCCTCCAACTCCTTTCAATAAGCAACAACAAAAGATTCAAACTTCCTCTTGAAACTCCTTCTTTGTAAGCATTGAAATCTGATGCTTCAAAACGCGCCTCAAGCCCTTATTTGTTGCAAGCTCGCCTCTCTTCTTCAAAAGGCTCCAAAGAGCTATAGCAGATTCTAAGTCTTTTGGAATTATTCTTTGTGGAGAGGAGAAGTCTAAGAACAATATTGCTGCTGCCTCTGTCAAAGTTTTAACTTTTTTGAGGGTCACAAAAGTTACATCTCCTACCTTAACCATCGCTTCAACTTCTCTCCTCTTTGGCCCAATGACCAGAAACTCTTGTTCATCTTTGTGCGCGTCAAATGCTTTGTTGCTCGAATGGTCGGCAAAAACATCTGCTTTATCGACATCAGTAAGAAACACAACTTTGTTTTTCTCGTCAAGAATCACATTCACTTCAGCAAAATCTTCAGCTTTTGGCGTACTGCGAGTCCAAGAACCCACTTCTCTGGTGTCTATCTTTGAACCAACTTCCAGTTTCCCAAAATCTTCATCAGTTAAGGCCACTCCACGACTCAATCTGAATGGTTGTTTCCTTCCCCGATGTGCCGCTTGAGTTTGCGCGTAAATCAGAGCCAACGCATCCAAGTCTTTGCCGCCACCTTCTAAGGCAGACTTGACCATCTGTTTCTTTAGCTCGCTGACTTCATCACGACTTTCGCCAACAGTCCAAATCCGCAAAAGCTCTTGTGCCCTCTTCCTTGTTGCTTCGCTGACCTTCAAGCTTGGGACTTCTTTGCGAAGTTTTTTGAGAACTTCCAAACCTTCCGGCACAGAAAGTGTTGCCAAATCACTTGGCGAGAGCCTGCCAAGCTCCTGCCCGATAGCTTGAGCCTGTTTTGCAACAACAGATGGCGGCATCTTCTCGACTTTCTTGTCAACTTTTGCGGCTGCCGCTTCCTCCCAATCTGGATGCGTGTAGATTGCGCGGCAGCGGCAGTTGATAACTTCCTCTGGTGGCCCTGCTGGGTCAGAGGGCATCTTCAACCTTCCACGACCCACATGGAAGTTCTGCTTGATTGGAATGGCATTTGTTTCGTCATACCTAACTCCGGCATCCACATGTGTTGGTCGCACTCTTTCGTCTGCCGCAGTCAACCACCACTTCTTCAGCCCCGGAGATTTCGTCTCAACTTGTTTCGCTCTTTCGTTTGCTCCGATTGAAAAAGCACGGTTGGTCTCTGTCCGCATTACCATCTCTGCCCTGTATGCTGAGCCAACCAAACCAACACGAGTTCTTACTGGAGTTATTATCTTGCCCAAATCTGCAATTGCCTCGTCAGGCTTTTTTATTCCAAGGGCAACTTGCGAAACCTCTCTATTGATTCTGCTTCTCATCTTATCTGTAACGCCTGTGACTAAGTCTGCTGTGAATGACTGCGCAACTCGCAGCGCTGTCTCATCAACTCCTGGAAGGTCTATCTTGACCCCAAAGACTTTCGGAAGCGTCGTTGCTGACTTCGCTCCGAGCCGATATGTTTTCTTCTGTGCCTTACCAGTCACGTCAAGAAGTCTCTCTTCAAACTCACTCACGTGCGATTTCAATTCTTTTCGCAGCGCCTTCAAATGCTCAGCTCTGTAATTCTTAGCAACAGCCATTTCTGCTGTGACCTTCCTGCCCATCTGCTTGAGAAAGTTGAGCGCCGTCTTGAGGCCACCTTCTGTTGTTGTGTCAACTTCCTTGTAAAGCTGGCCCAACTTCTTTTGATAATCCTTCCTTTGTTTGAGTGTTACTGGCAACTATGCGCTCTCTTTCCCTGCTTTCACCATCGCCTTGAATCTATCCATTGCCCAGATGTAATCCTCTGTCATATCTGGCTTCTTCATACGCTCTGGGTCAAGAACTTCATCAGCGTTGGGCTTGCCTGATTGCTGTCGCAATCTCTGAATCTCAATCCCCATCTGCCCCATGAAGTGCTGGAAGACCACCTTTGCTTCTTCGTCAGAAATCCAAGCATTCTCTCGCGCAATCATCATAGCATTGGTCATGCTTACAAGCACTTGAGCCTTATCTTTGGTGTCTCTCTCAACCATAGGAATATCTATGACGAAAGTTTCATCTACATCTTCTGGAATAGCTTTGTGAATCTTCGCTTGGTCAATTACAAATTGGAAGATTCTCCTCACCATATGCTTGAAAAACTTTTGTCTTGTCGCAAGACTTCTGAGAGTTGGCGATGCCATTTCTCCGGCTGTCGCTCTGTTTGTCTTACCGCCTTCCGAGAACCAAGTCTCAGGGAATCCGGCACCAGCAAGTATGTGCGTTCTAATAAGCCTTGCTTGCGCTGTTGCGTCAGCTGCTTTCAGGTCTGGTGTTAGGGGAGCCCATTTTATCTTCTCGTTGTGCGCTCTAATTGAACCTGGCCTTGGTGGCGGAACTTTCTGAAGGAAGTCATCAATTGCTTGCTTGTCTGCTCCTTCAATTTCCACATCCCAGATATGCGCCTTCATTGCTTGCGCTCTTTCCATTTCCGAGTAGAGAAATTCATCGTAACCTTCTATCCAGTCTATTACAGAAAGAACATCCGAGTGGCCGCGAGTTGCATTTGTGACCTTGTTGACAGCAAAGAAGAAAACCTCACCAACAAGACGCCCAAAGGAGTCATTCATTGGGTTCCTGTCTTTGCCAACTATCTTGAGTTTCTTCGCTTCCATATTTTCCATGGTCAAGCCATGAAGAGGTCTGAGGACAACATACTCTGGAATGTTCTGATTTTTTGGATTCTGCAAAACCTTTGCTACTTGAAGATTGTTAAGAATCTCGATGGTTACAGCGCCGTTGTATTTGTTGACAGTTGGAACGATGACTTGCTCTCCTGTCAATGCAATCTCCAGCGCCATTAGGAACTGTCGCATCTCCATGTTGTTAATCTCGTCATCCCAGAAATCCTGGAGCAATTTCTGGATTTTTCTATCCGTGGCTTGGAACTCAATTCCGGCGCTCACTGTGTAGTCTTTCGTCAACTCGATGATACGATTGCAGAGAGGATTGACGAGATACAAGTAATATGCTATCTTCTCGTGTCGCTCCCATACAAATGGAGTAAGGTCTTGCTTGGACACTCCCAATTGCCTATACAAATAGTCATCTGGGTCAACATAGCTCAGAGCTGGAACTTGCTCTTGAAATCTCTGAAGCCCAGCCTTTCTCAAGAGCCAATCAAATTTCTTGCCCATGTTAACCCCTCAATCCAAGAAATCTTCTGCGCATTTGGTTGCGAAAGAATCCAAATGAAGCAGAGCCAGCAACAACAAGTTGCTTCCCTTCCTTTGCTACGCCTCCAGCTGGTACGAGAATCTTTTTACCTTCCTTCAAAACAATTTTGTCACCTGGATTCCTTCCACCATAAGCTGGCGCAACGACAGGTGCCTCATTGTGAATAAACCAATAGCGTAAAGCATCACCTGGGTGTTCCTTCCCGTCTTTTATCGGAATCTCTGAAACAGGCTGACCTTGTGCGTCAACTGGATACTTCGCATCCTTCAGATACTCAATCAAATGCTCGCAAATTGGATTGACTATCAATTGCGAAGCGTTGTTAATTGGCTCAAGTGCTTCATTGATAAGCCTGATGCCCTGCGGGATGCCTGACGCCTTTGAGATGATATCAAATCCTTGCGAGCGCAGATATGTTAAATCATCGATGCCAATAATTTTGTCCTTGCCGCCCTTCACTGCTGGGTCGCCATAATCAAGAACTCTTCCTGTGCTTGACTGATATAGCTTTGCTTTTATCTGCTTGCATATTTCTGGGAAAGGTGTCATGACAAACCATTGCTCGTCAATTACTCTCTTCTGTCTATCCCCGTCAACTTGAAGCCAGAGTATTACAGTTGCCCCACTCCAGCCAAAGTCCCAAGTTCTTGTTGTTGGAAGGGTTGGGTCATATGCTGCTCGCCTGGATACGTGAAGCATTTCCTCTTCAGCTTCAAACTTTGGGAAGACATAGCCGGACAGGGACACTGCCTGGCAAAGCCATTCTGCTTTGAAATCCTCAAGAGGGAGCAGCGTGAATTTCTCCAAGACCTCTGCCAAAGAATAATATCCTCTGCTCCTCTTGGCCTTCCCTTGACAGAAGTCATAGAAGGAAACTTCATTGCCCTCATAATCCTTCTTCTTGACTGCTTTGCAAATCTTACAAGACTTCTGCTTACACTGTTCCATTACTTCAAAGATACACCACTGAAACAGCGCAATGCCTCTCTTTGTGTGGTCTTTCAGAAGTTCAGCCATGATGCCTGAACGCCTGTGGTGTGTGCTTCCCATGCCTATGGAGGATGGCACGCCGCCGTAACTCCTTGTCGTCGCCAGCGCTGCTCGGAATACTTGTGGGTCAAACTCCTCTATCTCGTCAAGCCTTAACTTCTGTGGATGTGGCCCACGCACAGACTTCATTGATTGAGTCAGCATTGAAACTTCGCTGCGATTCCTGAATTGTGCTTTCTGAACAAAGACGTTCTGAAGCAATTCATGGCAAGCTGGAATATCATCAAGCAGCTGAATGTATTCATACACATTCTTTGACTGAGTTCCAGAACCTCCGAGTATCTTTGACTTGCAACCGCCTGACATCACAGATTCTACAAACATCAGGAAGGCATCGCCCATAGTCTTATATCCGTGGCGATTGGCATGCTTCAAGTAGTTGGGGCTGTGTCCGAAGAAGGCAGCGCTCACCGAATCAAAAGGAGCACAGTGATTATCACAAACAGGCGCTGTAGGGATTCTTGGCAATCCTGTGTAGTCAGCCATGGCCCAAAGAAGGTCACGCAGTTGTAATCTATTCTTAATAGGCTTGCTCAATCTATCACGAATAGAACTGTCCAGCCGTCTCTCTGTATAGCTCATCTTCTCAACAAGAGTTGTCACAGTCTCTTCGCCAAATATACGGGCATACTCTTCCTTCTCATCTGGAGTCAGAAGTTCCATTGCCCTTCCAGCAAGTTTCTCAAATTGAGTCTTTGCTTTGCTCATAGCCCAAGCACCAAGTACAATAAGACAGCAAGAATAATCGCAAGTGCAAAGTACAACCAGAACTCTCCGCGCTTCAACTCGGAGTTAGACAAGCTGAGTTCCCAATCCTCTCTTATCTTCTCTGTACAGTGAAGACAGTGGACAAACTTGCCATACTCGTCAGTCCAATAGACCTTATAGGTGCGCCATCTTCCGCAGTAAGGACATTTAATCCTCTGCCCTTTGCTCTCTTGAATTCGACCTCTCTTATCCATAGCCAGAGCCCTGTCCATTCTTACTCGCTCAAGGATTGGAGCTGGGCAGTCAATCCAAAGCAGTCCTGCCCTTCTTCAGCGCCCACCCAGACTCCAATCCGGCAGAAGGTGAGCGACAAACCCACCAACCAAGAAGAAGCAACGCGCATCGTCAATCCCTTATCCGACATTCAACTTCTTATCCTTCTTGTGTCGTTGACAGTTATCGCTCTCGTTGTCCTCGCCTTACACTTGAGATGAATGTCAAGTGCCGAAGTTCCTGACTGTCTCCTCTTGCCTGGCTTCTTCGCAATCCACTCGGTCATCTGCCACCTATAAGGAAATCTTATCACCTTGTAGCAGTCCTTGCCAACTTCCTCAATTCCCCAAGCGGCCATTCAAACCTCTTAACTTGCCGCTGGCTTCTCATACTTGAAGTCAAACTCATAAACCAATCTTGGGAACTCCATCCCTGCGTTGAGTTCTGTGACATCCACTCCCAGCACATCGCCCTCTAACAACTGAGCCTTGGCTGCGTCAACCGTCAACGAGAAAGGCTGGAACTGTTTCAGTCCACCAGAAGCAACATCAGTAATAGCTTGCGCAACTACATCAGTTCCAGAACCATCGTTGCCCTTGTTGATGATTTTGATTGTGAAGTTGTTGGTGTCATGGCCAGCTGTTGTTACGCTGGAGATGAGCCTGATTGCATCCATCACCATGTCATCCTCAGCCCTGAACAAAGGCGCAGTCAGATTCCCATAGCCAGCTCCAGTGCTCTCTGACCTCTTCAACTCCTTCTTATGAAGGCCCGGTGTGTCAGCTAAGAAAAATCTGCCCATCTCAACTCCTTTCTATCCTATCTGATTATGTCAGGCTGACGCTTGAAAGTTGGCGTCAGCTCTTTCGCAAATTCCAATTCTATTACTTGCGCCTTCTCGATGTCCATTGCGTCTCTCAAGCTAATAGGCTTGATTGTTGCTTTCTCGCCTTCTATCTCTATCACTATGTTGAGTTTGCCTTCACTCAGCTTATGCATAGTCGCAAGTGCTCTGTCTGCCCATTCCCTGTCGCTGTCTTTTTCTTTCTCGGACAAAGCATTATATGGAATCTCTGCTTGCTCTTTCCATTTCTCTATGTTCTCAGGAGTCAAGTTGGCGAGCATATAACGCATCCAATGCGCCCATTGCTCGTGTTCCAAAGCTGCCAATGACTCTCTTACTTGGTCGGCAACTATCATTCTTCTCAAAGCGTTGTCCATCTTTTACCTCTCCAAGTTGAAAGGCAGGTAGGCAACTGCCTCAACTCCTACAGAGTTTCAATTGTCTTCCCATCTCCATTGAGCAAGTATCCTGTTGAGAACCCAAGCACCTTGCAGGTTTCTGTGCCATCTGCGTTGTCAATGAGCAGACTGACAACTTTGAAGCTCCTGTCCCAATCTTTTTTTTCTATCAGGACAAGAATCAATTTATCAAGATAGATGTGGTGTGGGTTCCAATCATTTGGCTTTGGATTCTGATACGGCAGTTCCTCGACTAACAGCCCAGGAGCATTCTCAGCTTCCCCTTCTTCCTTTCTGTGACGCTGCTCCATGTCAAGTTTGTATCTGCCAACAAACCTCTTGACGCTCTTAACGTTGTCAAACAACAACCAACTCCTACTAATCTCGTCATGCAACTTGGCAATCATATCTACCTCCTCAACTATCTGCCTGTCTATCTGTCTGCCTACCTGCCTTTGCCTTATTATCTGGAGATGGCGGGAATCGAACCCGCAGGAGCACATTCCCGCATGCGGGTTTATGCGCGGCCTAACCAATACATCCCCTGTGTCAAGTGCGGACACGCACCTTTGCCTATCTTCCCCAAAGGGAGTGAGGCTGGACAGACTCAAATAAGTATCCAAGTTGTCGCAGCCCCACTTTTTAATTCCTTGCCTTAGTGGCATGTCCAAGGCCCAATACCTTGCGCCACTTATATGGCTCGTTCTACTATGCTTACTTTTATGAGTCGATTGCATGTGTGCGTCTCGCCAGCTGTTAGTTGGAGATATTTTTTCCTTGAATTTCTCGGCAACTGATTGGTTGTGAAAGTTGCCCTGGGGATTTTCGTGACCTATCTTTACACTACGCGCAGCCGCATGTGAATGAAACAACGCACTCCCCCAAACAACGCCAAACAACGCCAAAGACGCACACGCGCTCCGAGTCAGCTGAGGGAGTATTCTTGTTATGTTTGTCTGTGTTAGCCTCTTCTTCCTTACTATGCTCTCTGTCTTGCTTTCAATTACTGTAGCTCTTTCTCTTAGTGTGGGAGAATACGTCAAATTGGTCTTAGGTTTGGCTCTACGTGGTGTCAACTTTGGCGTATGTGTAAGTTGTTGGGGGAGTAAAACAAGTTGGCGCTCGCTGGTTATTCTGGCAGGTTGGTTTTCTCCCTCTCTCAAGTTGGTTTGGCCAGTTGAGAGGAGCGCAAACAAGCAAGCAAGTAACACCAAGCAGCTTTTTGATAGGGCAAGTGCTCTTGCATAGAAACTGGTTTTTACAACCAAACCAATATCACCCACATTAAGTCCCTTGCCTTGACTTACCTTACTTACCCTTACAATGCCCTTGGTCAACATTACCCCTATCTCTCTTCTATCCTTACTTATCTTTCTGGCTCTTTGTTTCTCTCTTGTGTTGTCTCTTCTCTCTCTGCTTGTTCAATTTCTTCCTTGCTGTTCTTTCTTACCTTGCTGAACTTCTCTGCTGCTTTCTGTAATGCCTCTTCTGAGAAGATTCTTGCCTTCTTGTCAACTTCGCTTGCCCTTATCAAGTCAAGTCCTTTTATTTCTATTTGTGTTTTGCCTGCAACAAGTGAATTTACATCTTCGCCACCAGCGGCAAGTTTTCTCAACTGGTGTTCTATTATTCTGTCACCCATTAGACTTTGCCTCTCTTAATAGCCTCTGCGTGATGTGTGCCCGGCACTTCTTGCCTTATGGCATTTGCTCCCAGCGCCGCTTTTATGTCTTGCCTTGCCCTTATCTTTCCCTTGCTTGTTGTTCTGTTCTGTCACTCATACTCTCTGCTTTCTTAACTCTTCCTTGACATTGACAAGTTCTTTCTTATCGCCCACTCCAAGCAGCAAAAATTTCTCGCCTGAGTCTATGCGCTCATAATCTTCGCTGCCGCAATTGAGACAATGCTGCAGATGACTTTCGACTTCCTTCAGCGCTCTCGGATATACAAAACCGCACACCATGCATATCCTATTTATAATAGCAAGGCTACTCATGACCTCTCATCCTTCTGCCCATCTTCTTGAGCTTGTCTTTTACTGCGTCTTGTTCGACCTTCCTTATTATAAGACGGTCTGCTGCGACCTTCTCTACATCTGCCTTGAATCTTCTGTCTATTGGGTCAAGTTCAACTTCGTATTTTTCTATGTTTGTGCTGCGACAGTATGGGCAGCTTTGAATAGCAAATGGTCTGCTCAAATCTTCTTCTGTAAGATAGGCATGGCAGTTCATACAAACTCCAGCCCTCATCAGCTCAGACTTTCCTGACTCCACGACCTCTTCAAGCGCAATGCCCTTCTTCCTCTCTTCTGATTTGATTTGGCGTGCTTCAATAATCTTATCGTCAATATCTTTCCACAAGGATTTGAGGAGCGTCTTTGCTGTGCCTTCTCCGAATGTTTTTATCCAACCCTTGATTATCTTTGCTTTGCTTTCAAGCTCCTCTTGTGTATTTGCTCCGAGTCTAAGCACTGAGCCGTCTTGGAAATGGACATCCTGATAGAACTTCGCAACTGCCCTTCCAGTTGTTCTTTCATATACTTCGTTCAAGCCCACTACTCTATCCCTCTCATCTTCCGGCCCAAGGCTTTCAATCTTTCCTTAACCTTCTGCTGCTCTATCCTCTTTGTTGCGCGTCTCTCTTCTTGTAGCTCTTCGCAGTTGCTTACAAACTTCTCTATATCAATTGTGATGGCTCCGGTTGTCTTTTCTATGCCTATGGCACAAGACTGGAGCGCCAGCGTTGCTCTCTGAAGCGTAATGCCTGATGCTGCGCTCAACTCTCTTGCTGTGCTCTCTATTATCTCACTCAACATACCGGCTTGTCTCGCCGGAATGCTTATCTGGCTGGGTGACTTTTCAGAGCCAAACAAAGACGCAGCCAACTCTGGTGACAAATCTGAAATGCCGTTGTCTTTCAACTCTTCTCCTCAAGGACTTTCATTGCTTTCTCTATCTCCGAGTCAGTCCAGCCAGCGTCTCTTGCTATCTTCCTGAACCTTCTCTTCTTCTCGTCAGTGCTTGTTGTGAATAGCTGGCGATGCTCTTGGAGTATCTGCTTCAACTCTTCGTCAAAGTCATGCTCTCTTTCCTTCTCGTTGAACTTCAATCCGGCTTTGTATATCTCGTTGAGGATATTCTGGCAAAGGACTGTGCCTGAAATCAACTCACCTTGCTTCACTAACTCCTCTTGCCCTTCTATATGGTAGCAAGAGTAAACGCAACAGATAGCTGGCCTGTATACTGCTCTTCTCCCGCATGTTAGACAAGGTGAACTCAACTTGCTCTCTTCCCTTTTATCAACACTTGTGTTTCTTTTTCTTCTCGCCTGGTTTCACTACATTGCCGCACGTACATCTCCATTCAACTAAGACGTCATCCCACGTCATTATTCTCTTACACTTCGGGCACTTCTTTTCTTCCATTGCTGCGCCCTCTTATCTTCTTGCCAAGAGCTTTCAAGCGCTCTTTGACTTCCCGTTGTTCTCTGATTCTCTTGGTCAATTCGCTCTCTGCCTTATTTGCTGACTCAATAGCTGCCTCTTCATTCTCTTTCAGTTCCTTCTTGTCTGCTTCGACTTCAGCATCGAGTTCCTTGTTGACTTCTTCATATAAGTCTGGATACAATTCCCTGATGTCTTTTTGGAGCTGCAATGCCTCAATTACTCTCTTTGTTGTCTCGTCATCGAGAGGCTTGCCCTGATGCTCTCGGATAAACTTGATTGCCTCTTTGAGAACTGCCTTGATGAAACGAATGGGCGGGTGTTCTGTTCTTGTAGGCCTGAAAACTCTGCCAAGGTCTCTGCCAACAAGCCCTTGAACTGGCAGTGAGGCGGGCGCTGGATTTGACCACCAGCCGCCTTGCCTTTGTTCTCTTCCCAGCTTCTTCATCAATTCTATGAAACTTGTCTCTTGCAGTTCTGCTTCTTGCTTGCTTGTGGAGGTTGAAAGGCTCACACCACCTAATTTCTCCTGGACAGCATAGTCAACTTGCATCTCTTCTTGGAATGTTGTTTGGCAGCGGCAGTTGGGATGGTCTGGTGGTGTACCGTGTAAGTCTTTCGGAGCGAGTGCGACAGCCCTGAAGATTATTTCTTGTAGATACTTGAGCGCATCTATAGCATGGCCAGGAACTTCAAGACCTATCAGCGCTGCCTCTTCCATTTGATGCTTGAGCGCTTCTTCGTGTCGCTTTGCTTGGTGAAGGCTGGAATGTAGGAGCTTGGGATTGAAAGGCTCTGCTATTATCCTCTCAAATAGCTGCAATCTCTCAGGAGTGACCCTGAGATTCTTGCCCATGTCAAATATGGTCTTGGTGCCCACTCTCCCTCTCCCTGACGCGCTGGTCAACTTCACGCAGAAAGAGGATAGCTGGCATTGAAGGCATTGCCTTTGAAGTCCCTTCTACTGGGAGTGAATCATGGCCAACAGCCTCAAGCTCTTGCGGTTGCTGGTTCTCCTCTTGGAACTTGCTGAAGTCTTCAAAAGATGCCTTCACCAACTCCTCTTTCTACATTCTGTGACCAGTTCATTCCAGCACTCGTCACAGTGTATCCCTGAAGGCAAGCCGTTGTCAACTCTTGGCTTGCCTGGTTTTCCGCAGCCTATACACGCATTGGGCTTAGTCTCTTGCCCTTCCTTCTTGGGCTGTAGGACTTTGCCTGTCTCTTTGATTTGCTCTCGCCTTGTTCTGCTTGGGTTCATCCTGTGTGTCTTTTCCTGAGCATATCTTGTAAGGTTTCTTTCTTGTCTTTCTCTTTCAGTTTGTCCTCAAGATATTTCATCTTCTTCTCAAGGTCACCAGCCTCAATCACCTTAACTAAGTGGCCTGCAAGCGAAGAGATGTTGCTGGCTGATTTGTTGTCAAGCTCTCCTGACCTTACTTCTGCTATGGCAGTGAGGATAAGTTTCTTGACATCTTCCGGCGAGTTGACGTTGTCTTCAAGGAAGTCCCAAAAATCCTTGCGGTCTTTCTTTCTCTCCTGCTTCTCCTTCCGAGTCTTGAGCGAACCAGCGAGCATCAAGTTGTCTCTATCTGGGTGGTGGAGCATGCAGAATACCTCTCCACGAAGTGGCCAAGCGCCACACCGTAGCCCATCAGGTTTGATGCCTTGACACTTGGCTCTTTCCATTTTGCCGTTTTTTCTTGCTTTCCTGGCCATTTCTCAACCTGCTGAAAACACTCTTAACTTCAATTGTCGCTATAACTTAATACCCTGAAATCCCCCAGAAGTCGAGCGGAAAGTTCAGAAATCGAAAGATAGTCTCCAGATTCAATGCCAACATTCTCAATTAAGTCTAATCCTCTCCTTGACTTATTGCTCCAAAAACTTTTTTCGACTTCTATTCATTTCAAAGTAGTTTTCAGCAAGATTTCGGGATAAACTCTTAGCAGAAAGGAAGGGACAGAAATGCCTTGGCCGAAAGGAAAGCCCAGAGATGCTGAGACTAAGAGGAAGATTGCTTGCGGCAAGCGCGGTCAGAAACTCTCCGAAGAGACTCGCAAAAAGATAAGCCTGAGCAACAAGAGGCATTGTGCTGACCCAACTGTCAGAAAGAAAATGAGTCGAGCAAGGAAGAGGTTCTGGGCTGACCCAGAGTATAGAAAGATGATGTGGAGAGCATCTGCGCGTGGTATGAGCAAAGAAGAAATCCTGGACTATGCAAGGCAATGGATTCATCGATGGAGCAGAGGCATAAGACCAAAGAACAGGCAAGAGTATCATGAAATGAATCAAGCTTGGGTTGCTTATGTATTCGGTTTGAGGAGCATAGGTTATCAACTGCCATTGAAAGGGACAAAGATTGAATGGGCTGTTCTCCAGCTTCTGTCTGCCCTGCAAATCCGTTTCCATTTTCAAAAGCGCTTCAAAATCTCCGGCCAACTTGTCATCCCTGACTTCTTCCTTCCTGACTTCAACATTGTCATCGAATGCGATGGGGAGTATTGGCATGGGAGAGTTTCTCAGAAGAGAAGAGACCATATCAAGAATCAGCTGTACAAGTCTCTTGGATTTCATGTTATTCGCCTCAAAGAGAAAGACATCATCGTCAACCCCGTTCAGGCTTTGCTTGCTCAACTCTGACTTCTTTTATGGCTTCAAGGAAGCTCCTGATGCTGGGTTGGGCTGCTATCTTATTTCTCAGGGAGCACGACACGCTACAAGTCATCGGGAATTTGTACACAGGGAGTCCCATCACAGCTGTCCTACAAAAGTCAAACTCTTCCGGCCTTCTATCCAATCTCCATTGCGCAATGAACGCAGTGTAATTCCCTTTCTTCAACAGCAGCAGCTTTTGGTCTCCGAGTTGATAATAAGGGGATTGTTCGCGCGCCCATGCAGTTGTGCTGCTTCGGAGTGCAACATACTTCACATATCTCATCGTATCGAAGTCCAAGACAAAACAATCAGTTCCTGCCTCAGCAAGCGCCTTCCTCAGCGAGTCTCTATCAGCGCAATCGCTGACCTTGGGCACTCGATGAATCCAGAAGATGTATAACAATGCAGGGTCAAATGACTGGCTCTCTGGTTTCTCTGGGAAGTATGTGTTGAGAAATGCCCTGTATGCGATAAGTTGCTTGGTGTAGATTACAAACCTGCTACCTGCTGGGCCGTGCGCCTTGCTCTCCACATAGAACTCGTGATGGTTGTCTTCAACCAAGTCAGGACAAAGCTCTCCTGATGTGTCATAACGCTTGATTTTGTTCTCTCCGAGAGTTAGGAGATTCTTGCTTGCCTCTTCATAGAAGTCACCGATGATAATAGAAGTCTGTTGCCATTTTGTAATTGGAGTGTTATCCCACAACCCACCCAAACTGTCAAACACGAGTTGCCTTGCTGATTTCCCGCCTGGCAGAAACTTCCTCATGATTATTTCTTTCCGCTGTCTTCACAATCAGGACAATACAACCAACCTCTTCTTTGGCATCTTGGGCATGGTATGAAATCCTCAATCCATCTTCCGTTGACATACTCATAACCAGTCATACCCTTGCCTTCACAATACCCACAGATTATCTTCCCAGTTCCGTTGCAGCGAGCACAGATTGCTGCTTGTTGCTCTTCCAAATTCTTGATTCTATTCTCAGCTTTGTCCAGCCTCTGCTTCAGTTCCTGGCTGTTCTGATGAATGCGCTGAGTTGCAGGAGACAGCGCCTCATTCTCACACGCAAATAGAAGAAAGAAGCCAAACATAATAATGAATGCCCTCATCGCCTTCTCCTTTCTTAAAACTTATCTCCTCTTGAATGGCACAGGCAGAAGCTCTGCCATCGTCTTTTGTTCAAACTCTTCTTCGTTGCACGCAATGACAGTTAGGTCTGGGCCGCAAATCTCATACAGCGATTGCCTGCACATCCCGCAAGGATACCAGAGTTGCTTATCAAAGGTAGCAACAGCAATTGCTTCAAACTCTGTCTCTCCAGCCATGACCGCTGCGGCAATCGCTGTCTCTTCTGCGTGTATTGTGTTGGAGAAGTTGTCAAACTCTATATTACAGCCCAAGTATATCACGCCACTCTTTGCCAAGAGCGCTACTCCAACTCTGAAGTTGCTGATGTAGCATCTCGCTTTCTGCGCTGCTTCCTTAGCAACATGAATCAATTGAAAGGCTTTGTTTTCTTCCATTTCTCCTCTCCTTTCTTCTTCAAATCCCTTCCGAGCATTCCACCCTGCTTCATAGACTTCTCGTGCTGTCTTTTCGTCCCAGCCATACTTATAGCTTTGAAGTGCGGAGATAGCCCACCAGCCAAACTCCTTGCGTTGCTCTTCTGTCTTTGGAATCTTTGGCGGCACTGGACACTCCACAATTGTTATCTTGGTAGTCACAGCTTTGTCTTGCTCGGTTTGTATGTGTCGTATGCTCTATCAGACAACCTAATGTTGTACTCTTCTTTTGTCTCGATGTTGAGATGCTGCGCGTGGACAGCATCTTTGTAGAACTCAAACGCCTTCCTTCTTACCTCTTCATCTGGGTAGTCATATGTGACAACTTGGAGAGTCATAATTACATGATGCGTGCAATGTTGAGGAAGGCGCTCAAACTCTCTTTGTATTCCGGCAAAGTCAGGCAACTCTGCGTCAAGCATGAAGCCTGTAGTCCTGTCTGCGTTGTGTAAGATTATTGACCGCAGGAAGGTAATGATTTGTTTGAAGCGCAGAGAGATTGGAGCATCTGGCGCTCGCAGCATCTCCATCAGCACTGTTTGTTTCTTCCATGGTAACCTTAACACCCAAGGCAGCAACACACAGCCTCTCTGCGCTTGAAGTTCCTTAACTTTCTTCCTAACAACTTCACACATGCCATCTTCGCATAGGTCTTGCTCGCATCTGTCTGCCTCACAATCTGGAAACAACCAACAACATCCCATTTCAACTCCTTCTTCTCAAAACTCTTCCGGCTTTCTCCATCTTATCCAGAAGGCTGTATGCATATTCGCACAACTCGCAGATGACCAAGTCCTTTTTGTCCTTTGCCATGTAACAACCTCTCGTAACACTGTGCGCATGATACTCATCACAGGCAAGGTCAAGCCTCTTCCCTGCTGCCTTCTGGATTCTCTTCAGTTTTTGTTTTGTCATCTTTTCTCTCCAGTTCTTCCTTGACTGCTTGAAATTGAGAATGCTCAACTACCTTCTTCCAATCCTCTTCCCCAATCACTCCCTCAATCAACGTGTTCAGGCCATCAGCTATTTCCATTATCTTCCCGCCATCTACAGTGAAGCCTTCCGATTCAAGAAGGTCTTGAATGTCAAACGCAGCACTCTCTGCGTGTTCATAGATTTGCTTCTTTGTGAGCACTACAACTCCCCAAACTCGATGAATACCTTTCGGCAAAGCGCCAATCTCTTCTTACACTTAGTCCAAATCTTATCTCTTTGTTTTGGTGTCAAATTTTCCCCTGAACCTTTGAGGCCAAGATATTCTCTCGCATCCCAGTTGCCACCATTCCAAGCCGCTCTTGATTCAAGTTGACAGAATTGCTCTTGGGTAGAACATTCACGGTGCATTTCCTCTGAGCAAAGACGGATGTCGTCTTGGTTGCTTTCTGGCGCAATGCGCGCGCCGCGCATCCCTTTTATCTCTCCTGAGAACCAACCAGTAATTCGCTGCTTCTCCATCTTTTACTCCTTTCCGTCACTTTTCAAATCTGTCACTTTTTATGTCACTTTTCAAATCTGTCACTTTTTCAGTCACTTTTCAAATCTGTCACTTTTTATGTCACTTTTCAAATCTGTCACTTTTTCAGTCACTTTTCA